AGACTTACATCCACTGCCTTAGCAGGTGCTTCAAATACTCTCTCAAGATCTGCTACTGTGAGATCCCACTTACCTCGTCCAACCTTAAATTGTTTAAGTCTTTTGAAGACTGTTGGTTGACTAACTCCAAACTTATCAACAGCAGCACGGATAGCAGTAGAACCAAATTCATTACCAAAGTTGCGTTTGATGAATTTTGTGATGTCATTGGTTGAAAGTTCAAGTTTTTGTGGCATTTTTTCTCTTTGTTTATATAAACATTATAGCAGTTCTGATACTATAATGGCAGGGTCAGTGGACAGTTTTAGAACTGTTCCCCCTTGTAAGTGGTTGATGCTGCTAAGTCATTTAATGAATCAGTAGCAATTGATTCCTGACCTTCTGAACCACCTGAGACTGGGTGGGGATGGTCTTTCATATAAGCATTAGGAAATGCTTTTTGAAAATTTAAACACGCTCTCGCTTGAGTAGGTGCATACAAGTGACCCTTATGGAAGGTGTCACGATCTTCTTTATAATAGTATTCAAACTCCCACTTAGGTAACGTCATGCGATCTGCTCCACGAACTTGTTAAGAATTAACTTATTGGTCATCTTAGAACCCATGTGCTTTTTGAATGCTCTAGTAAGTTCTCCTGCGGTTGCAATCTCACCTTTAACCTTTACATCAAGATCATTAGTATCACCACCCACATTGGATGATCCTAGGATAAGTAATTCACTGTACCCATATTTATCAGTAGATACAAACTTCTGCTTAGACCATTGCTTATTGTAAACTTCCTGATCACTCCACTTAATATCTGCCTGACGTAAGATTTTATTCATATCACCCTTGTCACCTATACGAATACCAATCCAATTATACTCTGTAACCTGATTAACAAATCCTACAATCTCTCTTGTTGTTAAACTGTATGATGTATTAATTTTCTTAGAGAAACCTGTTTCCTTATCACGTAAGATGAATACTTTATTGTGTGAATTTTGTAGATAGGCACTACGGAATTCACGATCTGCCCAGTCACACTTAGTTAAGTATGACATTGGATTTGAATCACCATCACTTAGAACAACCACATTGACCTTATCAACCTTCTCAGTTGCTTTAAACTTATTAACTAAAGCACGAGTACAAATAACTGCATCTGCTAATGGTGTACCACCAAGATTATATTTCTCCATAGGTCTGCAACCCCAACTGTATCTCATTCCCCATGCTTGAGTCCAGATATACTTCATCTGAAGTTCAAGTTCACGATTGTTCATCTTGCTACTGAAGAACTCAAACAACTGGAATGAATCAGTTAGTGAAAGTACATTCTCTTTCTCAACATATGTTTCAGGTGCTTCTGTTCTTCCACCCCATCCATTAGAGAATGCATAGACTCTGAATGGAATGTTTACTTTCTTACAGAACCAAATTAGATTATATGTTTGCTTAAGAGTATCAGTAAGAAGTGTACCTGAAGGTGTAGTAGTGGTCATAGAACCTGACCAGTCAAGATGCATTACTAGACCATGATTCTTACCATCTGCTACAGTAGTAACTCTCTTAAAGATATCCTCACTAATCTTATACTTGTATAATGAGTTAGTATTGATAACTCCAGTCTTAGAAGTTGCTGCACGTTGATAGTTGGCAGCAGACTTTTTCATCTCAAACTGCTTAACAAGATAGTTAACAGTCTTGACTGAAGACTTCTTAAACTCATTAAACTTTGAGAAATTATATTTAAGATTCTTATTGTAATATTCTTGTGCTGACTCGTCAACGTGTGCCTGACCTAAGAAATGATAATGAAAGTCTTGTACTATTGTTTTATATGGTACAACGATGTTCTCAACTTTAACCTTTGGAAGATCTACGTAGACCCATTCCTTAGCAGAATCATCAACCAATTGCTGCTGTGCTTCTGCCATTGCTTTATCAGTATGAGATTCAGTCTCATCATAGTCTTCACCAGCACCGTTAACTGGTGCCTCCATGTCCTCACCACCTTCATCTGAAGCTTCTGGTGTCTGACCTTCACCCTTTTCTTCTGAGGTTGGATCAGGAGAAGATGGTTCATACTCAACATCTTCCTTGTCTTCCTGCTTAAGGATATCATCTAGACCACCAATACCTGCTGGTGGTAAATCAGGTAGTTGCTCTTTCTCTTTTTCCTTCTGCAATCCCTCACAATATTCATACAACTCATTAGCAAGTTGTACTACATCTTCAAATGTACTGGTCTTACCAGCACGATCAACCCAAACCTGCTCTTCCTCAGTAAATTTTATTTCCTGATGTGAACCAATCTTATAGTGAAGGTTGATACGATCAATGAAAGGAAGTCTTGCTGGATCTTCTTTACGTACACCGAAGAAATCCTTATCATGTAACTCAGTATATCCTGTATAGAATGACTTGCGTAGACCAGGATATGTTACCTTCATCTTCTTCTCAATTCTTACATCCTCTATTACATTCACAAAATCCTTTGGAGCATCTCCAAAACAATCAGCAGGAGTATATAATGCATGTCCTACCTCATGCCCTACTAGAAGGTCATATACATCGTTACTAACATCCTTCCATATAGGTAGAGCAAGTACACGTTTCTGAACATCAAAGTATGCTGTAGCAATCTTACGATGCTCTACATGTAAGTTCTCTGTTGCGAGTAACTTCGCTAGTTGACCTTTGACATCAGTGTTTACTTCTTGCATTTTCCTCCTTGGTTACACCTATTATAACAGGTATCAGAGTAGGAGGCAACGCATGGTGGACAGTTCAATAACTGGCATCTACATCTGAAGGTGGTTCCCATACTGGAACTATCTCATGATCTTTAAATCTGACTTCACCATCCTTCAATTTCTTCTCAAGTTGTTCAACATCTAAACTGTGAGCAACTACCTTAGTTTCACTCTGGTCATTTTCATATACATGGAATTGTAATTCTGTCATGACACATCTATCATTTTAGAGAAATCATTAATCTTCTCAAATCTTAAAGTGGTCATAAACTTATCGGCAAGTATATCACCCTTATGTGATATCACGAATACGTTTGTACTCTGTCCCAAGTTTCTAAGAATTTTCATAAGTTCTTGGGTAGAAGAATCATCCAATGATGAATCAAATACCTCGTCCAATATAAGAAGATTAGTTGATGCAGAGTTTTTCATTCTAGCAACTTCTCGCCATGTGAATAATAATGCTAGATCAATCTTCTGCTTCTCACCCTCAGAGAATGAGGAGTAGGAGAAGTCATCACGAAATCTTGATTTAATTACTTCATTAAATTCATCATCTAGGGTGAAGTTAACGTAGAAGTCCATACTCTGAAGGTATTTATTGATCAGTGTGTTGAAAACTGGTACGTATTTCTTGATAACTTGGGACTTAATTCCTGAATCCTTAAGCAAATATGAAACTGCTGTGTACTCATCCAAGGTTTTGTTAATATTTGCACAATCTTTCTCAGTTTTTGATAGGTTTTCTTTGAGAGATTCTAATACTTCTATCTCACCTTTAACGTTTGGTTGTTCTTCTGTTAGAGATTTAATCTGTCCTTCTATAGTAAGGTTACGTTTCTCAATTCGTATCAGATCTCTATCAAGATTATTGATATCATTATTTAAATTAAAAATACTTGTATTTAAACTTTCAAGTTCAGTTAGATCTTTTAAACATGTTTCAATTTGACCTTCTAATTTTTTAAGTCCCTTATTATAAGTTGATGATTCTTCATCTAATGTTGTACACTTAAGAGTCTTAAATTCTTCATTAATCTCCTGAGTGCAGGTAGGGCAGACGTTGTTGGAGGAAAAGAACTTCAATTCTTTTAGTAAAGCAGATTGTTTGTGCTCTATTTTTACACGCAATCCCTTTAACTTTTCTAAATCTTTCTTAACACTTTTGTAATTATCAAGTTTTGGTTCTTCACTTTTTAATTTAAATTCAATCTTACTGCGATCAGCATTTAAAACTTTAATAGAATCTTTATTATTTAAAAGTTCATCTTCCTTCTCACGAACTCTATCCTCATTGATAGCAGATAATTTTTCAATGTGTGCTTGTTGAGTGTTAACTCTCTCTTCTGCTATTGCTAATAGGTGATCACAATCTCTTCCTTGATCTTGAGATTCTTTAATACGATCTTTTAATAATGTATTCATAACACTAAAGATCTGAATATCTAATAGATCTTCAACTACTTCACGTCTAGTTCCTGCTGGCAATTGCATGAAAGGAACAAATGTACTACTCCCTAGTATAACAACCTGCGTAAAAGACTTATAATTTAACTTGAGTATTGATTGTTCTAGATACTTTTGGTAATCTCTATTCGCTGCATCTTGATCTACCAGTTTATCATTCTCAAAAATTTCAAACTTATTAGGTTTAATCTGACGACGTACTAAGTACTGTCTACCATTAACTTCAAATTCTGTTTCTACTACCGTACCTTTCTCATTAATACTATTAACTAATTGACCCTTAGTTATCTTACGGAAGGGTTTGTTAAACAATACGAATGTAATAGCATCTAAGATGGTTGACTTTCCAGCACCATTGGTTCCAATTATAAGAGTTGATGGAGATTCACTCAATGGGATCTCAATGAATTGATCTCCTGCACTCAGGAAATTTTTCCATCGGATCTTCTGGAAGGTTATCATTTGTGGGGTGGAACAACTAAAGTGTCGGATTCAATAATACTGTAGCGATACCCAAACTGTTTACAGTTGGATGCTACCATGTCTACATCAATATTTGCGATTCTTAAGTTGGAATTTTTCTTCTCTGGATCGTCTGCTGCTTCAAGGTGAACTAAGTATCGTTCAGCATCATCTTGTTTCTCAAAGATCTGGACAATTTTAGATTTGTCTTTTGCCTTGACAGCATAGACTCCTTCAGTACCATTGTCTACTAGTATGAACATGCTTCTACATACAATGACTTCATGATGGATTTAATGTTGGTTTTGTTTTCTTTTAGTTCCATCTCATCTATGTAGTTCTCTAGCAAAGTTAAAGTGTCTTCGGTCTCTACCACTTCTAGTTGTTTTTCTAGAACAGTACCGAGATCTTCAATGATCTTTAAGTCTGCTACCTCACACTCCTGTAGTCTACGAACAAACTGATCAAACTTAACTTGGTCAGTCTTATTCTCCACTATCAATTTAACATAAGTTCCTTTGATAGTTTTAGGATCGGGTAAAACACAACCCTCATTATAGTACAGTTTGTGGAACATGTCAAACGGATTTCTATAGAAGGTAGTCTTCATAGTGTCCGTGTCAAACACATGGAACCCACGCTTACAACCATAGTCATTCCAGTATAACTGGGAAGGGTTACCTAGGTATGTAATATTATCTTGCTTAGATTTCATATGATAGTGTCCAGTAAATACTTTTTCAAATTTACTGTACGGTGATCTATCCATTCCATGAGTCATGAAAGCACCTGGATGAGCTTCAAAGCCGTTAAGCTCAAGATGGCCCATACAGACAGGTGCAGTACTTTCTGTGATGCATCTGAAGGTAGCGTCTCTGTTTTCATCACATATCCAAGGAAGAAGTAGAACGTCAATACCACCGATGCTACGGGTAGTAGGGTCTTCCACGATGTCAATGTTGTCGTACTCTCCCAGTAGTTCCTTGGGAGCATTAATTCTAAGAGTATTCTTGTAGTATATGTCATGGTTCCCTATGAGCATTGTCATATGACATCCCATCTCTCTAATAGGATCAAACCACATGTCTCTTGCAGCATCAAGAGATTGAAAGTTTATGCTCTTTCTTTTGTCAAAGGTATCACCTAGATTTAAAATAGTTTTAATACCACTTGCTTTAATAAAAGGTACAACTATCTCACCATAGAATTTCTTGTACGCAGTTATATAAGCTTGGTTATCATTACGAACACCAAAGTGCTGATCTGTTATTAGTAATACCTTCACTAGTTATATCTCTGACTAGTTTCTATACGTGCTTTAATAGCATTGTACTCTGAGTTCTGCTCACCATCTACGTGCATAACTTCTTGGTAACCTGACTTCTCAATTATCTTATCTCTAATCTCCATCTGACGTTTCTCTTTAGCAATACGTCTTAAGAATGCAAAGTAAACTATCTGTGTAAAATAAGCAAATGGATTTTTAGATTTTGCTGGATCAAAATTATCTATGTACTGAATACAATTCTCTATACCATCACACACCATATCATCCTTATACATGTAGTTGATGAAGTTTGGTCTGTATGATAAATGCTGTGCTATCTTTAGGAAGCACCCACCAATGTAATCATTGACTCTAGGTTTTGGTTTTCCCTCTCTTTTGTTGCGAAGAATCTTGGCACGATACTTCTCAAGCTCTGCTAAGAACTTCTTATTATCTAAGTAATGTTCTTTTTTTCTTCTAGGGGCCATAGGTTTTGTGTACATGTATAGCCAACTGACTGTCCCTATTATAGTAAATCCTGACCATTATGTCAAGGGGGCTTGACAAGATCAGGAATACTCTATAGAATAACAATGTCAGTTGTGAAGGGTTACCTCTAGCTTCTCTTATAGAGTTCTTCAAATCTCTTACGAGCATCAGATATTTTACCGATCATACCCTCTTTATTCGTGACTTCTACTTGATGGTCTTTTCTAATTTTTTCTTTATCGGCACTGCCGCGCTGCGAGTGGAGGTACGATTCGTAAACAAATATCATTTCTCGTGAAAGTGAAGCAATAGAAACAACATCCTTCTCGTTTATAATATAAAAATCTTCTTCAGAAAAATTCTGCCATTGAGTAAAACCAATACCTTTAACAGCTTTATCATCTGAAATCTCTTTCGTAAAAGATTGTACTACCAATGGGTTTTCAACATACAATAAGTCTTGCGTAGGAAATGTTGCTTTGTCCCTTGAGACAATACACTTCCCGATAATTTCATCACCACTTGTTAATTTAATACAGCAGTGAAACTCTTCATCGTGCTTAACGTAGTTTAAACTCATTGACTACCTTAGTTTTACGTCTATAATTTCATAATCAAATTTTTCATCTTTGTAGACTTTGACTCTTTCAAACAAATGGTTTAAAGTATAGTTGTGAAATTGGTTTCGGGAGATGTTATCTGCAATATCATATAATACTGCTTGTGATTTGTTATCACCCTTTCTTAATACTCTACCAATTGATTGTAAGTTTCTCACTCTTGATTTACTAGGACTAGCAAAAATTACATTATGAAGGTTTTTAATATTAATACCTGTAGAAAAAGTTCCGTAGGATGCAACAATAATATTATCGTTGGTCTCCTCTGCTAGAGCTCTTATCTTCTCACGGTCATCAACATCAACACCACCATGTACTAAATGTACTGGTTGTGATACATTACTATTTAGCAGTTCATATAAAGGGATTCCGTGACGCTCTACATAGTTAAAGAGAACTAACGTATTTCCGCGCAGATCTTTTGTCAATCTCATAATGAATTTGTTTCTCTGTTCATGAGAAACTAAGTAGTCCATTTCTTCTTGATAAGTTTCAAATGGTATATAATCATGCTTCAACACTAGGATCTTAACCTTAAGACTAGCAACTTGACCCTTATCCATCAGAGTCTTAGTTCTAGTTACTTGAGAACATCTACCAAACAGACCTTCTAATACTAGTTGGTTACATTCTGATCCATCAAGTGTGCCTGTAAAACCAATTCTATACTTACACTTATGGAGCTTAGTCATCAACGTAGTAAGAGATTTGGCTTTGAAAAGGTGCGCTTCGTCACCTACGATAACATCAAATTGTTCAAACCATTTACGAGGTTGTTTATAGATTGACTGCCAAGTTGAAATAGTTACATAATGATTATTGTTCTTTGATTCACCTGCATAAATTTTATAGCAGAATACATCTACTTTCCATCCATAATCAGCAAAGTCTTTATACATTTGCTCTACAAGGGATGTAGTAGGAACTACAATCAAAACTCTTCTATTAACATTAACATGAAAACGTACCAATGAATAAATCATCAAGGATTTCCCGCTGGCAGTTGGGGACAATAGGAGTCGTCTGTTGTATCGTAGGGATTCGTATATTGCTCGGTATTGGTAATCGCGTACCTGAACAGGAAGGTCCAGGCTTTTTACAAACCCAGCCACCGACTGCGGAGTTACAAATTGATTTTCCTCAGATGGAAGCCCAAAGTGTTCGTTAGATTCAAATTTATATTCATACCCTCTCTCTTGACACCAATCCTGTAGGTAGTTTAATAACCCTACGTAAATATCTCCAGTGCCAGGAGAATACAATCTTATTTTACCATCCCATCGCCGATATCTTTTTGTCCTTTGCAAAAACTTTGCGGATGGTACTTCAAAGGTGAAGTAATCAGACAGTTCATGATGTACATGCTGCTCCGCATCTACTGTAAGATAGACTTCGTTCTTCTTTTTGATTGTGATCACAGTTACATACCAGCTTGGAACTTTTCCCAATCAATAGCACTCTTGATGTGGAAGCCTCGGTTCTGAATCATACGGATAATTGAATCCAAATAATTCATACACGTTTCTATGTATGCTAGTTTGGATCGGGTCTTAATGACCTCTGCGTCTGCGTTTATAAAGGTTTCTACTTCATCTCTATTAGTTAATTTCAAATCAAAAGGCACCTCACGGTATGCTACCGCAGGTGCTTTGCCTTTATAGTATTTCCATTTATCACGAATTAAGGTATTTAATTTACCTTCTGTTTCAATCTTCATACCAGAGAATACATTAATATACTCGTAGTATTTCGCATGAAGACTAGCGATCTTAACAGATTCTTCAGAGTATAAGTCAGGTTGAATCTGACTATCTACTCTCCACTGTTCTTGGATAGTCTCCAGATTCATTATATACCTTGGTCTTTAGTTTTTTCTAAAAATTCTTTTAAACTTGATTGACAGTTTGGTGGTTCAGGATCTTTATAACCTTTTATATCCTTCCACTTATTATATAATGCTCCCATCATCCATGACTGAGAAAGACTTGTAGGTCCATTCTCCAGTAGATCTAACTCATACTTACTAGAAGTATAAGCTTTGTATTCTTCTCTCCAATTGGAGTTATCAATTGGTTCCTTTGTCATGCTAGACCTCCTATGGGTAAGAGTCTATCACGAAGTAGGTCGGTTGTCAAGTAGTTCGTCTCTTACCAGAGTTAACAGCCCTAACCTCATAGAGAGTATAGTTGAATGTTGCCTGTGCTTGGAAGAACTGCGTGTCGGTTTGCGTTACGTCAAATGATAGGGTGGATAAGTTCGTTGGAAATAGATCTTCAAAGACCACTTCAAACGAAATGTTGTTTTGATTATTTAGTACTTGAAGTGTAGCGTCACTTACAAGTGATTTATAGTTTGCAGCATCGGGTGTAGTTCTCTTATCAACAATCCAAACCCCTCTCTCATTTAAATCTTGTGGAGTACCTAATGCTCTCATCCAGTTATGAATCTGCATATAATTTTCTAAATTCTCATCCACCAAGAACGATACACTAAATTCTCCATAGCGTATGTTACCATCAATAGGATATGATACTAAACCTCTAGTTGGTATAGAAATATCTCCGACAGTTATATCAGGAATACTTGCTTGCTGAACTAGGAACGCAACCTTCGGTGCTTTCTCTAATATGAACTTAAACCCTATAGGTGCAAGAAAGTTCTTATTTTTTAATTCTTGTTCGTACCACGTAGCAGCCATATCAACATCCTAGCATCATTATTATTTAGTATAGATGGTGTCTCCGACACACAACACATCCAGATCAGTGTCATGTAATAACTGGAGAGCATCACTAACTCTACCTGCAATAGGTTTACCACCATTATTGAGAGAAGTATTAAGTACCATCGGTAATCCAGTCAGTTCTTCAAAGACCGATATAAGATCGTAATAGTCTTCTTTATCCTCACCTACTGTCTGTGGTCTACATGTACCATCCGCATGTGTAATAGATTTAAAAGTTTCTGGATCTCTTACATCCATACAGTACAACATATAGTCTGACTTCCCTTCCCATACAAAGTAATCACTTACTTTATCTTCAATTACACTTGCACCAAATGGTCTAAACCACTCACGGTGTTTTACTCTTTTATTTAAAAACTCTTTTCCGTCTGCTAAATCAGGACGCATCAGTATAGATCTGTTACCTAATGCTCTGGGACCTAGTTCACCATGTCCTTGATACCATCCAACAATTCTACCATCAGCAATATACTCAGCAACCTGTGTAATAGTTTTAGGTGATGGTCTCTCAGCAGGTGCTTCATCATCTTGCCAGAATGGGAATCCACTTCTATCAAATTCAGGTTGCTTCCACTGTCTTCTTAACCACTCAACTATACCAAGTGTTAGACCTTCATCAGCACAGTGTGGTATAATATTTAAGTTTGGTCTTACCTTTTTAATCTTAGAATTTACGATAGTATTGAGAGCAACCCCACCACTGTAGAGTATAGTGTCATTAGGTCTACTACTCTTTACGAAATGATTTACAAGAGTATCTTCTGTAACACTATGACAGAATTGAATTTGATCTAGTACCTTATGATCTTCTTCCTCACCTTGGTGTATTAAACGTTCAATATATTCTAGGTTCCATAGATCCCTTATACCTTCAATACCCATATCATAGGTATGACATTCTAATTTAGTTTTTTCTAAACACTCAGGTGTCAATCTACCATAGGCTTTTAATGCCATGACTTTACCTGCCATGTCATGTGGACTACCTTGTAACTTTAATATATGACCACCAAGATCCCCTAACACTCCACCAAAACTAGGTGCATCATTAGTAGTATATCTTTGAAATCTTTCATCACCATGATATGCAGTGAAGGTTATCTTATCATCACCAAATCCATCATACACAAAATTAACATCCGATTCAATACCAAGTGGCCATGCACTTAGCATATGAGCATAGTGATGATCTATTCTATAGATGGGACAGTCATACCCAATATCTCTGAAGACTGGTATTTCAATTTGTTCAAATAACTTCTTCTCGTCTGTCTGTATCCTTGGGTACATATGACAGTCTAATACTATACCAATAGCATCAACGTCTTTAGGATCAAAAGTCTCTCCAGTTCTACAATATGAATAACGCTCTAGACTATGTGCCCACGATGTTAAATCCTGTGGTGCATAATGCTTTTGTTGCAAATCTCTTTCATGTTTATAGTACCATACCTTATCATCAACAGTATAAGTGATACTACTATCATGGTCACATAATCTTAATCCTAAGAAGTTCATAATGTAGTCAATCCTAATTTTATTTAGACACAAAAAAAAGACCCCCGAAGGAGTCTCTTTTTTAATCTTATGTGATGGATCACATGAGGTTTGTAACTTGTACACGTCTGTAGTACTTGTTAGTATTAGCAGTAAGTGCGCCAGATCCTTGTGTAAGACCTTGTGAGAATGGGTTTGAAACCATGCCGTAACGAGTCTTGAATCCAATTTTTGGTTGGAAGGTATCAGGATTGATCGCTCTGACTTGCTGTAGAGGAACGTAAGGACAATAGAATAGTCCAGCGTCATAAGGAGAAGTACCTTTGTATCCAGCAACGTAGAAGTGCTTATCAGCAACGTTAGCAGAATATGGGTCAACGTAAACCTTAATGCGTCCGTTAAGAGTACCAACGAATGTTGAAGAAGTGTCATCAACAGATGTTAGACTGTTATTACCATTAAGAGCAGGAGCGTAGTCAAGAACACCAGCCATGCCTAGAGCAGAAGCAACGTCTGCGGAGCAGATCATTATGTTGCCCTTCCCGCGACGAGTCTCTTGTCCGATAGCGTTTGCATCTCTTTCAATCTGGAATAGAAGTCCTTTGAATTTCTCAACAGACCATCTACCATTTGAGTCAACGTCTAGGTCAAAGATTCCGTCTGTTGCGGTATCATTGATAGCACCTTTAACAGCGTTAACGTAGATTGTACGAACAACTTCACGGTTGATTTCAGCAAGAATTTCAGTTGAAAGAATATTGCTAAGTTCCTGTTCAGCATCCAAACCATGAATTGCCTTAAGGTCTTGAGCAAGTTCTAAACTGTACTCTGCTTTCAAAGCACGAGACTTTGCAGTCACCGTTACTTTCTCAATGGCGAAGCCCATTTCGCGGAACTCAGTTCCAGACTCACCTAAAGCTTCAGCACTTGCTGTTGCTAATCCTTGAGCATCACCTGTTAACTCGTAAGTTCCTGGTGAACCGTCGTTAAGAACGGCAGGGTTAGTACCCTCAGCGTCGTTGTTAGCAGAGCTAGAAGCGCCTGGATCATAGGAGGTTCCTGAACCACCAGATTGACCAGCGTTTGGCTCGTTGAAGAATGCTTCTCTGTATGCTGCATTCTGAGGGTCTCTTTGTGTACCGTAGTTAGTACGCATTGCGAAGATAAGTCCAGTTGGACCTGTCATTGGTTGAACGCCAGCAATGTCATAAGCAATAAGCTTAGGCATTGAACGACGAATCAAACTAATGAGTACAGGGTCAAAACCAGCAACAGGACCTGTTGCAGTAGCACCAGCACCGAATCCGCCTGTTCCAGCAGAGTTAGTTGGGGCTTCTGTTAGCATCTGCGACTCTTCGCGAGCAGCAAATTCTTGGTTCTCAAGAAGTTGTGCGACAACTCCACGCTTGTGAGAGTCTTCTATCTTTGGAAGACTATCGTGCTCAAGTACGGGTGCCCACTTCTCTTGTAATTGTTTTAGATCAGCCATTTTAATTCCTTAAAATTGTTTTTAGAAAAGTAGTGTTTACAAAATCATGCTTAATTAGTCCAACGGCTCAGGGCATCAACATAAGCTCCCATCACGCCTTCTGGTTTGGACTCTTCTACTAGGGGTTCTGAGTCTACACTTGGGTCACTAGTAGATGTAACTACAGTTTCCTTTTTGTTAGTGAAGTAAGATTCCTTAATAGTTGTGATCTTCTTACGAAAATCATCCTCACTCTCAAACTCAACACCCTCAGAAAGTTCGCTTAGCTTCTCTTTCTGTGTCTCACTGAGACCTAGAGCACACTCTGTCACAATTTCCATTTTAGTAAAGGCACCAACTTTCTTATTCAAAGAAACGTTAGCTTCAATTTGCTCGTTGAGTTTTCCTTCCATTTCATCTAATTGCTCAACCATACCGTCTAGGAGGTTGAACTTCTCTTCGGGTACACCAACATGGTGTTCCACGAATAGATCTTTAAGACCAGTCATGAATGACTCTGCAATCTCGTTTTTAACACCATGCTCAATAGCAAGGGCGTTTTCTTCTGCCCACTGCTTTGCAGCATACGAGATGTAGTCGTCAACCTTCTCGGCCAATTCTGTTTTGATTGCTTCCACTTGTTCGGTAAGTGCAGCTTCAAATGCTTCTTGTAGTGATGCTTTCTCTTTAGTAACGCGAGAATTAACAGCAGCTTCAAAAATAGTAACTGCTTTGTCTCTAAACTCTTCGCTTAGTTCTTCACCAGCGACAAGAGCGTTAACATCTTCAGTAAAGTCGTACTCGGCTTCAGGGGTTTCTTCTTGGATCGCTTCGCCATCTGTCTCCTTAGAGTCAAAGATTTTTCCTGAGAGTCCAGCACTTACGTTACCAGATCCTGCATCAGATCCCTTCGTTTTAATTGAAGAGTCTTTAGTTGCACCAACAGGTGCGGCAGCCTTAGCACCGAGGTTATCTGTACCTTCGGGGTTAGACTTGTTATCTGATCCACCGATGTCGGAATGTTTCGCACCAGAGGTATCAATTTTTTCACCAGAGGTTGCCCCCTTCTTTATGGCGGCAACACCAGTCGCTGCGTCTTCGTTGACAGCAGTTTCTGACATTGAAGCCTCAAATTCTGTGTCGCGGGTTTCGGACATTTGTGGTTCTCCTGAGTTCAGCATTTGCTTTTATCTAAGATTATTTATACTTTATAATGTTTGTAAAAAGGATTTGAACGCGGAAATCTTGCGTTCTTGGATGTTGACGAGAGTAGCTGCATCAAGTTCTTTCTTAATTTCAGCTATTTTGGACTCTTTAATGACTCCGTTATCCCACACCCACTCTTTACCTTCCATGATTCCATCCACAAATGCGTCTGGAGCTGATGGATCTGCTACAATATCAGCAGCGGTTGCCAACATGAAGTCATCCTGTATGATGTTCATGTTATTTTCTCTACGGATGGATCCCATACCGCGAGATGATACACCTAGTTTTACACCTTCATCAAGTAGGTTTTTAGCGATAGATCCCATTGGTGTATCCATGATCTTCGCTCTACCGATGAAATTAGATCCCTCTTGTTTAAGAGAATTGATCTTGTGTGACACACGATCTAAGTTGATGGAAGGACCATCAGGGTGACCGAGTTCTCCAAGAGCTCTTCCTTTAGTAATGAAAGACTCTTCGTATTTAGCAACTTCCCTACCAAGGGTTTCCACGGGATAGTATCTCCCGTTTCTATTCTTGATGTTACCTTGCAAGAAGACACCCTCAATGTAGTGTGCTTTCTTACCGTTTTTTTCTTCGGTAATAAATTCTACCTGATTGATTTCTTCAGCTATTAGCTTCATCATTCGTCTCCTCTTCTGGGGTAGTTTCTGTTTCAGCAGATGCTTCTGGTTCTACACTTGAAGGTGTACCAGGAGCTTCATCCTCTGGTGGTTCATGGGGTTGACGTTCGCCAGGATCGTAGTCCTTAACTTGGTTAGTCCCATCAGGCAGAGTAGCACTTAACTCATCAGCAGCAGCTTGACCAGTTTGTGCAGGATCGTAACCCCACTTCTGTGCCCAGTCTGCCTTAGTTGCTTGTACTAAGTCATAAGATGCAGCAGATAAAGCAGTATTAGTTTGATCCAATGCAGCTGCTTTATCATCAGCAAAAATCTTATTCACTATGTCAGTTGCTATTTCTGATGCCATAATATGTATCTATGTATAGTACTATTTAGAAAGTTCCGCGCTTCGCATCTTCAGCACTAAGATCTTTGTCGTTAAATAACGGTTTTTGTTCTTGTGCAGGAGCTGCTCCACCAGCAGGATCCATTCCCCCACCAGCAGCGGCCATCATTGCTTCTTCAGCAGGATCAACGATCTTACCTTCTGCCATTTCTTCTTCAATCTGTTTATCTATTTCTTTAATTTCTACGTCAGTTTGCTTAAGAACCTGACGACGTACGTAATCTATTGAGAAGTATTTGCCTACGAATGGATCAATTGTGTTAACCAGATTCATTCTTTCATTGCGGATCTCAGTCTCCTTCAGTTCGTTGAAGTAACTATCAGCGATATAATCTATCTGAATGTTCTCCTTCATGTCATCCCATTCTTCAATGGAGATGATACCCTTAAGAATTAACTGAGTTTTCAAAAGATCCATGAATAGTTCACCGAATCTCTTGCGTAAACGTGCAATGAATTTCTGGAATTTAACTTCGTCTCGTGTTATCTCTGCTGCGCGACCAATGTTAAATGTAGTTTCTGTTTCTAATCTAGAAGTTGGAACGTTAAGTGCTTTGTATAATTTCTTCTGGAAGTACTTAACATCTTCTAACTCACCTAAGTTCTGACCACCTGGTAAAGTTGTAATCTCAGTTCCTCTACCACCTTCACGTCTAGGTAACCAGAAATCTTCTAGCATAGACATGAACTTCTTGTCATCTCTTATCTCACCAGTTGCTGCATCATATACTAACTTGTTACGGTATCTACCCATAACTTCACGGAGGTATTGCTCCGCTTTTTGCTTAGGTAAGTTACCTACATCAATGTAGAAAATTCTTCTTTCTGGTGCTCTTGATAATCTGTAGATAACAAGAGAGTCTTCAATCATGCGGAGTTGGTTTACCGCTTTAATTGCTTTATGTAAATGAGACAGTACCATGTTCTTATTCAGATCCATGATACCTGAGTGAACATAAGTAACAGAATCAGGAGAAATCTTCAGTCCTTGATTACCTGTTTGCTTAAGTCCCTTTGGATTGTATAGGAAATAATCTACTTGTTTCTGAGTTAGAGCATCATTTAATTCTACTGGTGCTCCAGAACGGATCTTATTAGCACCGTCTATCTCAGTAACCTTTCTAATCTTGCGAGGGTCAATATATCTAATGTCAACCAGACCCTTCTTTGGTTGCTTAGGATCAATTACCTTATGATAAAAAAGTCTTCCGTCCACATACCAGCGGCGAAAGATCTCATAACTTCTATTGTCAAAATCTAAAAGTCTTAGAATCGTATCAAACTCTTCTCTAATTAACTTCTTGATTTTTTCTGATTGCTTTAAATTTGATAGTTCAACTGCTACTGGTACTGCGTCAAAGTTCCCACATATTGTTTCGTTAACCACATCATCTACAGCAGAGTCACACTCTGGTTGTAGAATCATATCACGATAACGTCCAATTAACTCATACTCATTACGAACAGTGCCATCTATATCTACGGTGTAGCCAAAGTGGGATCCCCCTACGACTGGATACGATCCGTCTAGGTGATCCTTTTGAACGAAAGAAGGCCCCTTTGGAGCCTTCTTCGCTCTTTCTATGGAAAAACCGAATAGTTGTGACATCACTTATGCTCTATTATGTAAGTATTTAGGTACTTACGCAGACCCTATCTTAGGCGACTACGCCATCAGGGATTGCTTGCCAGTACTGAACCTGAAGTTCTACGGTGAATTCTTCAACAGCATCGTTGCTTCCGAAGTCCAAATCAATCGCCGAAACGTTGCTTGGGAATACATCTGTAAACTTATAAGATCTCAAGATGCTTGCCTTCTCTCCAGAAGATGCATCGCGAGATAGTTGGTGAACAAACATATCTGCAAAATATCCTGTAGCATCAGACTCATCGCCAAGTCCAGAGACCTGTGTGATGTTTTCATTAGCGGCTTGAATCTTTTCTACCCATACCTCAAATGCGTTGCGGAGTGCGAACTTACTGTCATTCATAACAGTAATTGTCCAAGGTTCAAAAGTCCTGTCTCCAGCGATCTTTAGAACACGTCCTCTAAAAGGAACCTCAACGATACCCATTTGACTGGAAGGTAAGTTCGCTGCGCGAACAGTGTACTTACCTAACTGTTGTAATCCAGTACCGTTTGCAATCACCTGAGAAGGGAAGGCAAGGTCAATCTGAAATAGATTGGGTCTCGCAAAATCCGAAACTACGCTTGACTTAAATGAGTCAATAGTGCCTCTTACTGCCATTTTCTCTTTCTCCTGATGTTATTATTATTTAGACTAAGAAGCAATTTCAGAGAAGGCTACGCCCGTTCTGGTTGCTGTGAAGGTCAATGTAATGTAGTTGATAGTACGTGTTGGCTTAACGTATATCTCAGCGTAGAACTCACCACGATCAACAGAATCAGGAGGGTTATTCTCTTCGTCACACTTAACCAAGAAATCGGTGACCCCACGACGGCCTTGGACATCGCGTAAATAAGGTTCAACGATATTACGGAAGAGTGACCTTGAAGTCTCATCGTTCTGCTCAAATAGTTGTTGCTTTGCAGCACTACTTATAACTCTTTCCATTGTAAGGAAGAGACGGCGAACGTTAATTCTGTCAAAGGCAGACTGGTAACCAAGTGCAGTCTTATCACCGAATAGGATAATACCTTGTCCAGGGAATGAGACGATTGGGTTAACTCTTTCTGCGTACAACTTATCGCGTTGATCTTTGTTAGGAGAGTAAGCAAGTTTAATTGCATTACGTAGAACACCACGAGAGAAACCAGCAGGTGAATACCAAGGATCTTGGTTGATACCTGTTTCTAGGCAGAGTCCAGCAGTGTCTCCATTGCAAGGAATGTAACGATAAACATCATTGTACTTGTCATAGACGTACTTGTAACCTGCGTCTAGAACAGCATAAGATGTAGAACCAATTTTATTAAAATAGGTTAGGATGCGTTCTGTAATCGTATCAGCATTTGATTGACCAATAACATCAGTTCTCTGTGGAGAGAAGAATGCTAGGCAATCCTTACGTGTATTAACGATTTGAAGAATAGCATTTGCTTTTGCTACAGCAGCATCAGTAGTTTCTCCTTGAGGACCACTAAGGATGTAATCAACTTGTAATGATTCTGCATCAGATACTAAGTTGTATGCTGTACTAAAGTTTGCTGAAGTGTTAGAATAGTCATCTGCACCACCAGCGAATTTATACTGAAGTGAAGAACCTTCAAATCCACCAACGTGCTCACGTCCACTTGGTTCTGAAATAACAGGACCAGCAGATTGGATTAAGTTGAATGAACGGTTTGCAGCAGCATTACCCCAGTCACCTGAAGAAGCAGCAGCACCTACTGTAAATGTATCAGCAGGATGTGAACCCCAATAGATGTAAGAAGAAGTCTGCTTAAGAACATTACCGTAGTAGTTGTTCTCTCCGACTGTGCTCTTAGCATCAGTTGCTTTAGATACTGAGATGAACTTCTCTAGAAGTGTATTAGGTGTTCCACTTAGAGCACCATCACCATCAAGAACGATGACGTGAAGCTCGTCACGATATCCACCTTTGTCAGTTGTATAGAGTGAAGTTGCTGGACGTGGTGCAATAGATACCCACTTTTTACCAGGAAGATACTCACGCTCAGGATACTCATCTCTTACTGCACTTATAGTAGCAGTAGCAGAGTTGTCATCTGAAATTGTATTAGTTGCAGCGAATGCACCAGAGTCTTTGGCAAGTGCAACTTGTAGTTCACGAGTAACACTATCAATAGAACCTGTAACAGTACCCTGTGTCAATACCATTGTGCTATCAATGATACCAGTAATACCAGCACCAGGAATTGCAATCTCAGCAATACGATCTGTTGGATTCCATGCAAGAATAGTAATCGTCTGAGGTGAACCACCAATTTCAATAGTGGAAGCAGTTACTGTACCTTCAAAGGCCCAAATAACAGCACCGTCAGTAACGTTACCAGACGTATGGGTAGGAGCAGTAGCACCAGCAGTACCAGCATTTTGAGCAACGTAAGACTTACCACCGTTACTAACTCTAGCGTACTGACTATAGTATGAACCTTGTGACCATGCATCATGCACTACAGGAGTGAAATCACCTGTTACGTCTGTTTCAATTTGAAGTTTGATTGTATAGCGGAAAACCTTACCAGATTTACCACCGTTAGAAACACCAGCACCTTTAACAAACTCATACTCGTTACCAGATGAGGGAGCAGTAATTGTTGCGATCTGATCAGCACCAGCGTCGGTTAAAAATACTCTTAGTGAGTTTCCATAAGCACCTGGAGTTTGTGTTCCAATCTTCCAGTTGTTTGTTTGACCAGTCTCATATGTGGTCTCGTAGTCTTGTAAATTCTTGATCTTAACAGCAGCTGCATTGCTAACCGCATTTTTCAAGTTTGTTGCATCTGCACGGATGGTTTTTAGTGTGCCTCCGTAGCTTAAGAATTGAGCGGCTGTGAACCAGTACTCGTAATTACTGTCGTTTGGTTTGCCATAGGTGGAGATCAGAGTCCTTTCGTTGTTTACATCAACGATTTGCTCTACTGGACCTCTTTCAAATGGGGCAGCAATCGCACCAATGTTAGCCAGTGATACTGTGCTAACTGTAGTGAAGTCGCGCTCCCTAATAACGACACCTGGCGATAGTTGTGACGCTGCCATGTGATAACTCCTTATAAAGAATACTATATCAGTTTTCTGAAATTATTTATAATTTTCAACTACTGAGTTTCAGCGATACTCCCACATATAAGCACGATCTCCGTATTCATCAGTGTGCCAAACATCTCCATCCGCATCTACAAATGTTTCATCCGCACTCCCATCATCTATAAATCCGAATGGTGCCATGTCCTGTTCTATATTTTCTTTCTGGTCATCATAAATTCTTTGACGGACATCATTGTCATTCATCTCTCTGAAATATGGTTGTAATGCCAACCATGCAAATATCACCAAAGTCATTGCCAGGTCATCGTTGCAACCATCTTCTGCTTCAAATGACTTACCCTTTTGAATGAATGTAGTAAGTTCTGAAATTATGTCATAGTCTGCTATTAGGAGTTTATCTTCTTCTATCAATGCTTTTAGATTAGAACATCCTACCTGTTTAACAGTGGTGCTCATCTTAACTCCCATCTGAGTTTTATTACCTGAGAATCCCTGACCAACAACTTGACCTGCTCTACCTCTCATGGATGCCATAAGAAGATTATCATATTCCAAATCAAAATGTATGATGTCAGCAACCTGTCCACCCACATCATTAATCTCTACTAAAACAAATGCATGATTATAGTTAGCAGCAGTTTGTACTATGATGTTAGGAAATAATAGAGGTTTTATAGTATTGTTTCTATACTTGGCAACCAGTTTATATGGGAACGTAGTAGTATCTACAACTGTGAATGCAGAATAGTCATGAGACACACCTCTGGCCACATCAACTGCTATGACATACTGATGATCTTTAATTGCTTCTTCATATATGTCTAGTCCCGCATTAGATGTTATTGCTTCATCGTATGCTAATACTTTTAATTTAGATGGAGCTATAAGAGTATCAACAGATCCTAAGAATTCACATTCAAACTCAACTTTGAACTGTTGTTCTGATGTGTTCCTAATTGTCTGCTCTCTCCATGCAGCATCTCTACCAGGTATCTCCGACCAATGCACTTCAGTATTTACATACTCATTTTTACCACGTTCTGAATCGTGCCACAACTTGTAGAACATATTCATACCATGTGGTGTGGATATGATTATAACTTTAGTTTTCTTACCAGATGAAATGGTAGGATATACAGAGGAGAAGAACTCATCTGCGATATGAGTTGGAACGAACGCGAACTCATCTAGGAATATAACGTTAAATGACATACCACGAACAGCACTACTAGATGTAGATGCTGCCATGATCTTAGAACCATTCTCTAATTCTAGACTACCTCGGTTCCAGTTTACGACCCCTTGCTGGAGCCATTTCGGTAAGTGTTCGTACGATTTTTGTAACCTCCCCAACATTTCCCGCGACGTTGCCGCTTTGTTGGCGAGGATCGCGACGTTAACCTCTTCATTAAATAATACGTACCATAGAAGGTAACTCGTAACAATAGTGGACTTCCCAGATTGCCTGGGTAGTTTTGCAATGTTGAATCTGTGCTCATGAAATTTATTCACCATCTCCTCTTGAAAAGGATACATGTTAAAAGGTACAAGACCCTCATCAAGAGAAACAATTTGAACATACTCACGAATGAAGTATGCAGGGTTGCCAGCACATTTTAAAAATTCAGCAACCTGTTCTTTGGTAAAATTCTGAGCGACATTAGATCGCTTCAGATTGGGATTACCTAAGTAAATATCATTTGGGGCGGTTGCCATTAGCTTAAAGGATAAGGTCTTTCGTTTGGTAGTTCTTGTTCAGCATGTGCAAGCATATCTTCTTCTTGCCCAGGAGTGAACTGAAATACTGCACTGAATCTTGCTACACCACCGTGCTGACGGTTAGGAGCTTTACCTCCATGTGGTATTGATCCAGGAAAAATTACTACTCTACCAGGTTTGGGTACTACACAATCAGTAACCTCACCATCTCTAACAAATACTGTTTCTCCACCCCAAGATTCGCACCACTCGGTAAGTGGATATACCATGAAACTTAATGAGTCTTCAGACTCACCGTCATGGTGTAGATTAGGAGAATCTCCAAATCTGAAACAATTATATACTACTCTATGAAAAGGAGGGACTGGTATACCAGATCTCTCTTGAAATGCTTGTGCACAAAATACATCAAACTCTCCAAAGTTAGGTTGGTCTATAACCTTACCTAAAGAATATGTATTTAAACTTTGTGATGGATCGTCAAAAATCAATTGCCATCCATCAAAGTGAATGAAGTATTCCTCCATCTGTTCCACTTCACGCTTGGTGAACAGGTCATCTATAATCATGACCTGCTCTCGCTTCATAATTTGCATTGGAATTACTTCTTAAGTTTCTTACAACCAAACTTAAGTATAGCACCTGCTGCTACTACACCTACTACTATTCCTATACCAACTCCCCAACCGATACCTTGTGGTTCTGGTTCAATAAGTTCCTGTAAGGCAGGTACTTCCTGAATCATCTGTTGTGCTTCTTTTGGTAAGGGAAGATCTTTAAATGCGCTTTCCATTGTTAGGACTCAATTAGTGTACCGTGAGCACGACGTATCTCACGTAATGATTCAAAGTCTTTCTGCTTGGTTCCACCATCGTAGGCCCATGCATAACCTTCATCAATCATTTTTTCGTTAAGGGACAATTGTTCATCCCCAATATATAGCCACCCAAGAAGCCTGCCATACTTCCCAACGCCGCCGTGAAGCTCAGTACGAACAATGAGCTCATCATCGCCAGCCAAAACATCTTCCAGTTTTTCTTTGAGCCAGTTTGTTGCATGAATCCCCAGTTCCTTTTCTTCTAGGTCTCGCGTACGTTTCTCTGGTGTATCTACTCCAGCTACTCTGACACGTTCTTTTTTAAATAAGTCAAATCCAAGATCAATGGTGACATCTATAGTGTCTCCGTCAAGGACTTTATCAACTGTTACTACTCGGAAGTTGTAACAACTCTTCCGACTTGGCGGAACCATCGCTCCCATATTCTAACTCCATTAGTGATCTATTTATCATATCTTCAATTGGCTCTCTTTCCTTCTCCTGCTTCCACTGCTTGAGTTTATTTACTATACTTTCAAGCTGATAAAATTCTCTGGCAGACTCACTCGGTATGGGAGTCGTTGCTATCAGAGATGTCATTAGGAGTGTGGGTATCATAAGTAAAGATCCAATATATTAGATACCCTACTCCACCGAGTAACGTACCTAGCATAATATTTATAGACCAAATAACATCATTCATTAATAGAGATTCTCCTCTTGTTCTGTTAATAGTGTTAGATCTGATGTTGGTAAAGCAACACATGTTAGGACATAACCTTCTTCAAGTTGGTCATCATCCAGAAAGGATTGCTCCTCTTGGTCTACTGTACCTGACTCAATTTTCATAGCACATGATGAACATGCACCTGCACGACATGATGAAGGATGATCTAGACCTGCTTCTTCTAAACCCTCTAGTATACTAGTTTCTTCACCACATTCAAATGATTCTGTGGTTCCGTCAGGTGCTTTAAGAGTTATAGTAGCCATAATTATTTTACAAGGCCATGTATTTATTACTACAGCGGAGGGTACTCAGATTCAATGTCAACTTCCACATCAATATGAGGATCAAATTGTTTTGCTAACCTCTCTACTTGTTTTCTATCAAGACCTGCAAGTGCTCTAGAATTATCTAAACACTTGTAAATACATTCTCTATCAGAAATGGGTGGCTTCTTTGGCCACCCTTGATGATCTACTTCACCTCCAGCACTTGCTTCTAAATGAGAAAGGTCTTGTTTCTCAGAGGGGTTAGTATAATTATGTGTTTCAGGAGACATGTACTACGCCTTTCATACCAGCACCAGCATGAGGTTCACATTGAAACTCATAATCTCCTGCTTTGTCAAAAGTAACTGGAATCTGTTCACCACTCATAAATGCTAAATCAGGATGTGATATCTCTGGATTGTCTAGGAATACTATATTATGAGGTGGTAGATCTCCATTAAGAAAGGTGACCGTATCTCCTACTGAGACCGTCACCTCGTTTGGTTCAAAGACTAAGTTACCTCCTGCACCCATTTGTATAGTTTCAGCAGCATATGCTTGTGCTGCTAGTGTCATGGATAGGAATAATGCAGATACCATTAAGGTTAATCTGCTCATCCACCACATGATTTCATGTTTGTGTTTAGTAATAGTAGTCATGATCTTGTAGCATAGTCAATAAAATGAGGATGCTCCCTTAAATATGGGACATCCTCTTTGCTGTGTTCTATTGCTTCATATGCGTCAGTCGCATACTCACAAATTTCTAAATGATGCTGTTCCGTATCGTGGTAACCTACGGTGTAATGAGTCAGGGGCATGATTGTTTCAATCCCATACTGCATATATTTATCCGACCAATGAGTAGAAATTACTAAGATGTCCTGACTCAAAGACCTGGTACAAATCTCTGATATTTTTGTACGTGAGGGATAACATCTCTCTCAACTCTATCAACTATATCATCTATTATATCAACGTCAATATCCATGAAAGGTGGAATGATACCAAGGATTCTCAGGAGTCCATCTACAAACAATGCTAATACAGTGAACCCTAATATCATACTAATGATAGTAGCATCACGGTTATGCTTTGCCATAGAGATGCGATCAATTTCTTGTGCTTCTTCAACAGCAGCACGAATCATCTGGTCAACTTCTGTCTTGGTATAGAAATCCCCTAGAATGGGTATGTCGTGTCTATCTGGTGTCATGTTATATCTATCCGTTCACAGTATACCACAAGGTATAGATGTTGTCAATTCATCTCATGAAGGTGCTTTCCTGATGATGCACGTTTTCCATCGTGCTGATCTTTTTCCCGTTCAAGATCCTGGATCTTTTGCAGCATCTGCTGTTTCTTTTCAATGTTCTCCAGTTTCTTTTGTAATTCTTTTACTTCGTCGTTAATAGACATGGGTTCGTTTTTGGTAGAGATCCCCCAACTGAGACCAGCAATCCCTGCCACGATTATAATCAATCGTGCGAATCCAGTGATTGCTAACACCAACATCAATTTTCTGTTCATTATATAGGTGAGTTATCTACTTGTTGTAATGATAACTTGGTTTGTTGGTCTTCTTCGGTAACTTGCCACTACGCACCTTCGTTCCAGATGTTTCTCCAGAAGATGATGGGTGTTTTCCTGCTTTGGACTTTCCTAATGATATGGACTTACCAGGCTTTTTAGATTCTGTATCGTGCAGTTTTGCTGGTTTGTTCTTATCTTTTGTAATAACTGATTCTTGGCCATGCTTCCGTCCTAGTCGTCGCATGACTTTACCAAAGCGACGCTTGGACATCTTATCGGGTTTGGAGGTTTGGTATGATACTTCACGACCTTTTTTACCATCGCCGTACTTGTATTCACCTACACCTTTCTTGTGACCAATGCCTTTCTTTTTGAGATCTTTCTCTAGAGCGCGGCGTTTCTCACGGTTCTTTTTTTCAGAGTCCCCTCTATCAGCAGAAATATTTCCTGTTACTGAGGTCTTTGATTTATGAAGCATACGAGAGGTTGGGTTGCCCTCCATAAACTGAGCAAAGGTCTTACCTTCTTTGTTGAGCTTTCGCTTCTCAATTTTCTTTTTCTGCCAAGAGTCAAGTGCGTCTACTGGACGACCTCCCTTAGCTAGAACTGATGCTTTATGCTTCTTAAATGCATCAGCGGATTTAGCAGCCTTTGCTTTCTTAGCATCAGAAGATGCTTTTTGTTTTGCAACGTTTGCTTTTGATTGACGGTCAATACGTTCAGCAGGAGTTTCCTCCTTAAGATGATCAGTACTCATGTTAACCTCCTACTACTTGGACTTCTTCAACTACAATAGCATTACCTGTTACTACGATCTTAACGCAACGTTTTACTTTTGCTTGACCGCCAGATGCATATGTGTAGTCACCTGATGCTGCTTGTGAATCAATATCAGTTGTTATAGTTGCACCAGTAGTAGCAGTAATTTTCTTACCAACTGTACCAGCACTTAAAAAACCAGCATGTATTGCAGGAGCAGTACCATCATCTATCACAGCGATGAAGTCATCAACTGAGAATGGATGCGTATCTCGCGACATGTTTTCTTGCAGGTTGTTACCTAATGTATAGACTGCTGTAGCAGCATCGGTTCCTTTAACTACTTTCGCAGTACCAGGTTTGCCACCTCTCACCAGTAGAGATTCATTATCTATTAAAGTTATAGCAGGTCCGCCATTAAATGATACCGTAGCATCTCCAGCATTTGCTATGACTCTAAAATAGCCAGTTTGTACAACTTGATATTCAGTAGCACCTGCGGCCACTGCGTTTGTACTTAGAACATTTAGGACTGTCATTGTCGTGTCGTGTTTAATCCTTATTATTTATGTTGTTTTGTTGCTTCAATAATTTTTGAAGTTCAGTAGTGCTACCTACAAACATTGCATTTGTAACATTAGTTGGACCTTTTCTTTCTTCCTTATCAAGTTCTTTCATCTTACCTTGAAGATCAATTAACTTGTCTGCTACATCCCCGACTGACTTAATGAGTTGACCTGCAACCTCATAAGCACGTGGATGATCGCTTGCTCGTGCCACATCAAGTATACCATCTACTGCCTCCTGCCCTTTCATAACTAAGTTATGTAGTTGAGCACGAGAAACTTCATAATCCTGTTGTATCTCAGGATTATCTGTTAGTTTAGTTATTTCCTTCTTTTTCTCAACATGCTTTTGTAACTCAGATGGTTCATTACCAAAGACTTCATTCAACCCATCAAAGGTGCTCATAATTAAATTGCCTCATCTTGACCGCTAGTAGGATTACGTTTCTTACCGTCACCAAAATCCTCCCATGTTTCACCGAATCCAAAATCGTCATCTGCATCAGCAGTAACAGGATCTGGTTGTACAGTGTAACGAACTTCTCTTGGTGCAGTACCAACCTTGGTGCTGGTATAAGAATCTGTAATAACCTTTTTGATTGTAGAAGATTCTGTAACAGGACCGTAGATGTAAGTCTTAGCAGTAAAACTTAAAGTGTAAATGATTGCGCGACGAGTGGCAAAATTGCCCTCATACTCATCATCATAGTCAATATTATTAATAACGACAGGAACATCCTTTGTTTCGTTGAGTCCTGGAACCAACTTGAGGGGTAGGTTATAACTTGGCTGGAAGTAAGGTAAAATTTGTTCCAGAATTTCAAGGCCGTCATCTTGCGTTTTAGAAATAATTGCTAACTCAAATCCTACACTATAAGGAACTGGCATATATGCCACCTTACTCTTATCTGAAGTACTTGTTACCGTTATCTTCTGAGTAGGACTAACCTTTCTTGCAGGGTCATAATCAATACTAGTTATCTCAAATGAGATTCTAGGAAGAGTAATACCTACTCTTTTGTTTGTTGGATCAGGAGTCTGTTCCAAACGTGCTAAAAACTTTTGCTTTGGACCATAAGCAAGAGGTACTTTCATAACCTCACTGCCTTGTTTGATCTCTATATTATTAAACAGAGTACCAAATCCAACAACGGTCTTTCTAAAGACTTCGTGATAGTGATATTTTCCTAGCATTAGATTGTTAAGTCAGTAGTAGAACCGATGGATCCAAATGGATTACCTTCGGAGAAATCAATAATGTCATCGTCAGCTGTCTCAAATGAGTAGTTCTGATCAACTTCACTGTTAGTATTATCTATCGTATTAAAGGATTCAGGACTCCAGAGAGCACCAGATGTTTGACCTTTAATGTTTTCTCCAGTATTAAATGTACCTGTACGATTTATAACCTGAAGCGTTCTAGTACCAGCATCCCAAGATTTAACCTCTGCCTGTGTATCCTTCGGTGAATTACCAAAGGTAACCGTTGGTGCAGAAGTATATCCAGTACCAGCAGTATTTATGGTAACTCCAGTTACCAATCCACCAGCAGATATTACAGCAGTACCAGCAGCACCAGATCCTCCACCACCACTGAATGTTACAGTAGGAGCAGAAGTATAATACTCACCACCATCAGTAATGGTAATACTGTCAACACCATCACCAGATATAGTAGAAGTTCCAATGGCAGTATTAAGATCCCCAATAACAATTTCACCAACTGTAAAAGCACCAGTCCCACCAGTACCCATGACAAACGCCGTGGAGTTACTAAAGGCGTATTCAATAGCATCAATGTCAGCGATACCAGTATCAAGGTCTTCATTAGAGTACTCAAATATTTCGCATTGCATTTCCCAGACGTATCCTTTACCTAACTGGTAAAATGGTCTTTCTGCTTCTACGAATTTAATTTCAAATAAATGTTTTGTTGTCGGGAACCAAACTAAATCTCCTTCATTGGGTCTACCTTCAACATTTAATGTAACGTTGTTATCAACCTTCTCAGTAAACTTTTCACGGGAAACAATAAAGGTTGTCTTGTCTTCTATTCTAACACCAAATTTAGTTAGGAGTTCTCCTTGTCCTTCCCAACCTTCAACATTATTAACATATGCTCTGATAGGATATGCATTACTAAAGGTACTAGTATCTACCTCATCTAAGATTTGATCTCTTCCAACGTAGGTTCTAGGTAAGTAATAAACATCTTGTCCATACAATTCAATAGACTCCACAACAAGATTCTCCATGAACTTACGTTCCTGTGCAGAACCGTTAATGTTCAATCTACAGGCAGAATTATAATCTGACTGTACACAATCCTTTGCTGGAGTATTGGAATATGACATATTAACCTACAAGATCTAGTGGTGGTATTTCATAACGATCTCTAATCTCTTCTTCCAACTGGACTTTACGAGTAGATGCATCTTCTAAGATCTGACGACCATTGAGTGTTACACCACCTAGCATTTGAATGCCATCATACTTACTTAGGTTGCGACCCCATTGTTGCATGAAGATCGCTTCACAATAATCTTTTAACCAGTTGTCATTATAAGAAGAAGTAAAGATTTCAGTATCAGTTCTCATAGTACAGTCAACTAAAATATAGTTACCTACTGTGAGTTCATCCCAACTAAAGTCAAGGTATAATTTATTCTCAACCCTATTGTATCTAATTCTACGATTAGCACGAGAGTTAGTTACCCAATCAAGTGTCTCAAGATATTGAGAAACCATATAATAATGTAGGATTTGAGAGTTCGTGAATGCGTAAATATCATTCAAGAAAATCTGGTACTTAATGTTAAACATGTTACCAGGTACTACGCTACTGCTACTTAAATTAGCATACACCTGATTAATTCCTACCACGCCAGGAGGTAGATCAATACTAAGATTATTCTTCTTCCAGTCAGTTCCAGTTATGTCTGTACTGCCCATTGCAGAAGTCTTAATAGCTTCAGTAACCTCAATCTTAATCAACTGTTTATCAGAACCATCGTAATGATATTCTTGCCAATAGTCAATCGCTTCTTCCACTAGGTCATCCAGCTGCTCATCACATACATTGATGTCAATAGCAGGGTATCCTAATCTACGAAGAGCATAGTTTTTTAACTCAGTTTTAGTGGCAGGTTTTGTAGCAGACATTTTTTATTAAGCGAATGAGGATATAGTCAATGTAGTTACATCGTTAGCAGCAACAGCTTCTCCAACTTTGAAGAATCCATCAACATTATCAACAGTAATTAAACTTGTACCCATAGCAGTGATAACTCCAGTAGTACCAGAGGTTGCACCAGTTACGGTTGCACCAACTTCCATCGTTGTGATATCGGATAGTGCGAAGGTAGCATGAGTATAGGTAGTTGCGATATCAACCGTTGCGTTAGCAAAGATTGTTGCAACATCAATAGTTGAACTATTACCATGAATAGCAGATACAGGTATCGTTGCACTGTTACCATGAATTGCAGAAACTGGAATCGTTGCTGCACTACCATGAATAGCACCCACAGTTAGGGTAGCACTGTTACCGTGGATAGCACCAACAGTAGTTGTTGCATTACCATGAATAGCAGCAACACCAGTAATTGAGTTACCATCTCCAGATCCAGAAATTGTGATCGTGTCAGAAGCAGCATATCCAGTACCATCATTATTAATTGCAATACCAACTACGTGTCCAGATCCATTGGTAGTAACGTCAAGAGTCAATCCAGTACCAGAGTTATTAGTAGTTGTAGCAACACCAGTTATAGTTTGACTAGCAGGGTATCCAGTACCAGCGACCATTATTGAATTAAGAGTCTTAACACCAGATGCATTAGCATTAGTTAATGTGATTGTATCTGATGCAGCATAACCAGAACCATCGTTAACGACAGTCATTCCAGTTACTCCACCAGATCCATTAACAGCAACAGTAACTGTTAATCCAGTACCAGAACCTCCAGAGGTTGTATTAACTGTACCAGCAGAATAACCTGAAGCAGCAGAAACAATAGAACCAAGTGTATTAACACCAGTTGCATTAGCATTGGTGATTGTCAATGTATCACCATTAGAATAATTTATACCATCATTATTAACTGCTACAGCAGTTACTCCACCAGATCCATTAGCTGTAATGTCAACAGTTAAACCAGTACCAGATCCACCCGTTGTAGTTGCAAGTGCAGAACCAGTAGAGTATCCAGAACCAGCAGCAGTAACAGTACCAAGTGTATTAACACCAGATGCGTTAGCGTTAGCAATCGTAATTACTTCAGATGCAGCATATCCTGATCCATCGTTGTTAATTGAAACACCGTCAACAACACCGTTAGTAACAGTAACGTTAACAGTTAGACCAGATCCAGAACCAGATGATGTCGTATTTAGAGCAGTACCTGAACCGTATCCAGTACCACCTGCACTAATTGATCCTAGAGTTTTAACTCCAGATGCATTAGCGTTAGTGATTGTTAAGACTTCAGAGTTAGCATAACCAGAACCATCATCATTGATAGTTACTCCAGTTACAGAACCTGAACCATCAACTGTAATGTCAGCAGTAAATCCTGTACCAGATCCAGATGCAGTTGTTGCAATTGCAGATCCAGCAGCATAACCTGTTCCAGCAGTTGCTATAGAACCAAGAGTTCTAACACCTGTTGCATTGGCATTGACAATAGTGATTGTATCATCTACTGCGTAACCAGTACCAGCAGCGTTAATAGCAGCGTTAGTTACAACACCATTAGATGTTGTGAGGTTTAGAGTTAATCCTGATCCACCACCTCCAGTAGTTGCAATAGCAGTACCGTTTGCGTATCCTGTACCACCAACAAGAGTATCAATAGTAGAAGCACCACCAGCGTTAGCATTAACTATAGTGATCGTCTCTCCGTTTGCATATCCTGTACCAGCAGCATTAACTGAAAGGTTGGTGATGTTACCATTTCCATCAACGGTAGTGTCAAAGGTTAATGCAGATCCACTTCCACCAGTTGTAGAAACGTTAGTACCAGAAGTGAATCCACCAACTCCACCTGATAATGTACCCAAGTTCAAGGTAGAAACACCACCAAGGTTAGGGTTAGTAATTTGTAAACTATCTCCGATTAAGTATCCTGTACCAGCACCATTTACAGCAATGGCAGTTATAGCACCAGCAGCACTTACTGTAGTATCAACTGTCAATCCAGTTCCAGTTCCACCAGATGTGGCAACTGCGGATCCAGCAGTGAATCCACCAAGACCACTAGCAGTAATTGATCCAAGACTTACAACAGTTCCTGGTGTAGGATCTCCAGATAAGTTAAGTGTTAATGTTGTTGCAGTAGCAAGGTTATTCAACATAGCACTAAGTTGTGCATATGCGTTGTCAAGTTTTGCTTGAACTCTTGCTTCTGTATAGTAAAGATTAGTTCCTTCAGAAAGATCAGCAGTATCATGGTTGCTGAGGTTTGCTGCTTGAGTAGCAGTTGCAGGAGTGATGTCAGCAGTACCATTAAAGGCAGTACCACCAATATTTCTTGGAGTTGCTAGAGCAGTAGCAGTAGCAGCATTTCCAGAGGTGTCCTGATTACCCGCTGCGTTAACGCCTGGAAGGTTAATTGCAGCAGTACCGTCAAATGATACCCCACCAATGTTTCTTGCCGTTGCAAGGGCAGTAGCGGTGTCTGCGTTACCTGTCACATTACCAGTGACATTACCAGTAAGAGCACCAGTTATAGTTCCACCTGCTTCAATATCATCCGTCCAGATCTTACTCCATCTGTGAGTAGTAGTTCCTAAAGTATAAGAACTATCTGTATCAGGTCTAACATTCTTAGAATCAGTAGTTGTAGCAAGAAGATTACCAGTAACGTTACCAGTAACAGCTCCAGTTAGTGATGCTGTAATAACACCAGCAGCAAAGTTACCAGATGCGTCACGAATGACTAGGTTGTTTGCTGAGTTAGCAGAGTTAGATGTAATTGTAATACTTGGATTACCAGCAACACCACCACCGTTTGAAATACCAATACCACCACCAGATACCTGAATAGTACGTTGAGCATATGTGTTAGCAGCTGTACGGGCAACCAGACCTGTTCCACTCATTCCTGCCAAAGCAGTAATATCTGCGTCATTAAAGGTAGTAGTAACAGTAAAGTCTGCACTACCATTTACAGAAACCGTACCATCTACTACACCATCAATGGTGAGAGTTCTAGCAGTTTTCCAAATATCAGCAGAAGTTGCGTTACCCTGAATACCAGCAGAAGCACCAGCACCACTTTCAACAGTGATGATGTGAGCAGAGAAGTCTCCAGAAGAGTCACGAGCAACAACTGTAGAGTTTGTAGCAGCAGTTGCAGTTGTCATTCCATCTAACAAGTCTGCGTTAAGGTTAGCAATCTTGACTGTATTAGGAATAACTAAAGCAGGTCCAGAAGGAACTTGTGAAATTAATTGTCCGTCAACAGTAATAGTACCATCAACGTTTACGTTGTTATCTACATCAAGAGCAGTACCAGCACCAGTAATATTAACTGAACCAACCTGTAGAGTACCATCAGTTCCACTGAATGTCTCAGCACTATTGGTTGCAGCAGTTAAAAGTCTGAATGTATTAAGGTTGTTATCCCATCCAAAGAATCCAAGTCTTGCTTGAGAATCATAGTATCTAAACTCAATACCACGATCTAAACCATCATTAGAAGTAGGAGCAGTAGCACCACCCAAAGTCATTACAGGGTCTTCTACCGTAGTGACAGTACTTTCTACTGTGGTAGTAGATCCTAATACGGTGAGGTTTCCACCTACTTGGAAATTATTTCTTACTTCAGCATTACCTGAAGATGTATCTACAAAGAAACTATTCTGAGTTCCAACAGTATCATATACAACAAAGTCTCCACCAGTATAGAGGTTCTTATTTACTCTCGCACCACCAGTAGTTGTTAATGATACCTGAGCATCACCATAGGATGTAATATCCTTAGTATCTGTAATGGTAATCTTACCAGCAAATGCTGCATCATCAGTCTGAGTTAAGGTTCCTGTAGTTTCTAGGTTACCATAAATTCTTGCACTACCACCAATAGCAGTGTCTCTAGCAATACCAACACCACCAGTTACTTGTAATGAACCATCAGCAGCATAAGATCCTGTTAAGGTTTGCTGTGTGTTGTTAGTAACAGATGTAATACCAGTAACACCTAGAGTGTTGTTAATACCAGCAGCAAGAGATACGTCTAGTGTACCTGAAATAGTTGTATTACCATTATCTGTGTCAACAGTAAACTTATCTACTGCACCAGCAGTCTGAATCTTGAACATCTTGTTGTCAGACTTGACAATAAGATCATCTTGGATAGTTGTAGCACCATCTACATTTAAAGTAGTGTCAAAGTCAACTGCATCCTGACCATTCAGTGTACCTTTAATAACTGTATTACCAGTTGAAGATGCAACTGTAAATTTATCAGTTGTACCTGATCTAACTGCAAAGTTATTATCTACATCTACAGTTCCATTGAACTCTGAATTATTTGTGACTTCTAATGTTCCACCAATAGTTGTATTACTATCAACGTTAAGAGTTGAATTTAACTCAGTGTGTCCATCAGCAGTTAGAGTACCCTCAATATTAGTATTACCAGTTACGTTATCAACGAAGAACTTATCAGTAGTACCGTTGCGAACTGCAAAATCAGCATCTACATCAACAGTACTGTTAAATTCTGTAGCACCAGTTACAGTTACGTCACCATCTATCTGTACATCTCTACCAAGAGTAGTATCACCATGAACTGTGAATGTACCTACAGTTGCTGAACCAGTTGCAGATCTACCAACAGTAGTATTACCAGTTGCACCAATTACTTGGAACTCAATATCGTCTCCACTATTCTTCTTACCAATAAAGAGACCTTCACCAGAACCAGTAGCACCAATGAATAGTGAGGTGTTAATACCAGCACCACCATAGACCCTTAAGTTAGATGTGTTATGGTTTGAATAACTTGGAGTGTATGCAGAAACAGAACCAGTACGTAGTTTATAACGTATTGATAGGTAGTTTCTTAGACCGTAGTTTTCAGTTGCGTCTTCTTGCTGGTTAAAGTCACCGTTTAGATATAAGTCACCATTAAAGAGAACGTCTTTATCAAAGTATGCACCACCATCTACTCTCAATGCACCGTAGTCAGAAGACCCAATTGTATGTGGAGCACCAGATACAATATTAGGATTGTCTGTAGACTCAAGATAAACCAGACCAGCTACATTTAAACTAGAAGCAGCATCAATAGCACCAGTCTGAGTTAAGATACCACCAATATCAACATTACCTGTGGTAGTATGAAGTGTAGTCTTAGTAGTTCCTGAACCATTCTTAAGTTCTAAAGTCTTAGAAGCACCTTGGAATACGATATTATCATCAAATCTACTTGTACCGTGAGTACGGAAGTTAGTATCTACATCTAAAGTACCACCAATATTAACATCATCTCCAATACCAGCACCACCAGCAACTACTAAATCTCCAGTAGTATTTGATGTTGAGTTAGTATTAGTTGTTAGACTTAAGTTACCAGCGATGATCCCTGCATTTGTTCCAGTGAATACCTCTGAGGTATTTGTGGCATCGTAGAGGAATGTGAACGCTCCTGTATGCCCTCCAAGATCTGAGGCCGAATCATCGTAACCAAAGAATCCAACTTTTGCGCTTGCGTCGTAATATCTGAATTCAACTCCTCTATCCTTATTGTCGTCTGCCGCAGGAGCAGTATCACCACCAAGAGTGATAATAGGGTCATCCACTGCAAGAGTGGTAGAATTAACCGTTGTAGTTGTTCCATCTACTTGTAAATTTCCTTGTACTACTACCGTTCCAGTGACCGCACGGTCATCACCTGGATCCAAATACATTGTTGCATTGGAAGTAGCAATATAATTTGATTGGAATCTTGAATCTTCTATATGAACTTTACCAGTTGCTTCAGTAGCATCAATAGTTACAGTATCTTCTGCTTGAATAACAACACTACTTGTTCCAGCACCAGCATTAAGGGCAACAAGTGTTAGGTTTCTAGCACTACCACTGTTCTGAGACAGACCAAGAGTGAAGTTTCCATCACCTGTCTTACTTATTGTTTGATTAACTGCACCATCAAATGTTACGTCAGGGTCACTGAAGTAAGATCTGACGTTAATATCAATTTCTCCAGCACCACCGTCACCAGTATTATTAGCACCGAATAGAAGATTCCCTGAAGTATCGTTAATTTTAACATAGTTTAAATAATCAAATCCATGATGTGAACCTGCTATTGTTAACTCTTGATCTAGTTCAAAATTCTGTTGTGTATTATTGTCAGAGAATGATAATCTATTATTCTGAAGTTGAGTATTATCAATACCTTGAGCAGCAATGCTTACATGACCATTATCATCAACATCAAAATCTTCTTGTGCAAATGAAGCAAGACCTTTTTGTTCTACCTTAGCAGCAGCAAGATATCTCCATCCATTAGTATCAGATGCATCTGTATGAGTTGGTGCTGCAACTCCAGCAGAAATACCTGTAATTGCCTGATAAACCTTTGAAGCGTTCTCAATAATATCGTAACGCACATACGTAGTACCTGCATTGTAAGCAGCATACTTACTACCTTCTATTGCAGTAGCAATAGGAATAGTTAATGCGGATGTAAATCTACCCCACTGATCAACTGTAAATTGTGTTGTGTTAACAGTTATATTTGCAGCAGTTGGAAGACTATCTCCACCAACCGAAATTAAAGTAGATGGATTGTATACACCAACTTGTGCAATAAATTCTGCCTCTGATGCAATTGATGTATCAATAAGGTCAATCGTTGGGTTACCTGCAACACCACTACCATTAACAATAGATATCTTTCCAGAGGAACCCTGAAGGGTTCTAGGGATCATATTACCTGCTGATGCCCTAGTAATCAAACCTGTTGCAGTCATTCCTGCAATAGATGTTAAGTCAGTATCTAATGGTTGTACGTCAGTTAAACCTAAATCTACATATGAAGAAGGTGAAGCACCTGTTGTAATTCTACCTTTTGCGTCTACTGTTACCTTTGAATATTGTCCTGTAGATGTTGTAGTACCATCATAATGTGGTAACGAAGTTAAGATCTGTAATTGTGCCGATATTGATAAGTTAGAAGATCCATCAAATGTGCCCGAACCTGCTAAGTCACTTGATAACTGTATCTGACGTGGGTTTGCTAGTCTAGATGCTGTAGCAGCATTACCAATAATAGTGGCGGTGATAGATCCTGCACTAAAATTACCATCTGCGTCTCTTGCTACAAGAGTATTTGCTGTGTTAGCAACTGACTCTATCGGTCTAGCATATGGCAACGTGTTCCAACCCCTAACACCATCACCAATTTTGAATCGGTTTGTATCAAGTTCAATTCCAAGTTCACCTTGGGCTAACGTTGGGTTTTCGTTTGCCCACTCTTGAGCACCCCCTCGTCTTAGTTGAATTCTATTAGCCATTTGTTATATATTCGTGATGGGCACAGATCTATCCTAGATATTTATAACAAAAAAAGAAGGGGTCATGTGACCCCTGACCTTTATTCTTCAGTTGTGACTTCATCCACGGTCTCAACACCGCCAGGAGGACCGTCCTCAAGATACTGCAAAGTCTCTAGAGCACCTTGCAATTTGAGAGCAGTAGTCTCATTTTCTTTAATTTTTGCTGCCAATTGATTGTTTTCATTAACCAATTTGGTTAGTCTCTCAGTAAATTGAACTTTCAATTCTTCTGGAGATACCTTTTCAACTGGGCTTTCAGTTGGAGTTGCTGTCATTTTCTTTATTAAGTAGAAGTTTCAGTAGGTCTTTGACATCGCCTATATCAGATTTTAACCCATCTACGTCAGTTTGTAAAGTAGTAAAATCTTTTTTCTTAGCTTGCCTTGCCTCATATTGTGCCATGTACTCATCGTACTTGGTCATATTACAATTGACAATTGCATTTGATTCTGGATCACGATACCACCCATCCTGTCCTTCAACAGGAATGAGTTCATCGGTAAAGTTAATTTTATTGTCAATCATTTAGCAAGTGCAATAGCACGGAAGTCAGAGATCAAAGGAACACGAGCTTGGTTTGTAGAACGCATTACAATTTTAACTTGCATTGCATTGAAGTTCAAACCTTTCACTTCATATTCATAGTCTTTCCAAAGTTCCTCTTCTGTAGCAGTTGAGTTATAATTTGTTTGATAACCCATGTTGACCCACTGTTGCTCATCTATGTTACCAGTTGATCCAACAGGAACAACCTTATAATAGATTGAGATAGTAGTGTCAGGATGTCTACTAGCAGCGAACGAAACCGTCAAAGCAGTTGCCTTGGTTGCGAGTTTAGTTAGACGTGTAATGTATATAGCTTCGTTTGGATCACCCTTTGCTACGGTTGACCAGTCTGTATTTGTACTGAATCCACTGTCTCCACTCTGCATATAATAACCAGATCCACTAGTACTAGAACTAACAATATTGTTGATTCTATTAGAGGTGGTAATTAGAGAAGAACGGTCAAGGTCAATAACAGGTGATACATTATCAGACTCACTAGTTAATATACATTCCATAGTGAATGATTTATTACCACTCAATTCATTATCTTCATTCAACTTGGAGCATATAATACGAGGTGTTGGGAAGACATTTTGCTCATTTAAAATAATATCTTCAAATACACCATCATTTATAAATGACTGTTGAGTCATATTTGCTGCCTTACCATCATTCATTGACGTACCAGTAACAGTATTACATCTAGCACGAATTTCGGTCTTAGGTAGAACCATAGTCTTCATGTTAGGTGTCAATACTTCAAATGGTAAGTTCTGAGTTGCAACACCAAATAGACCACCTGAACGTATGCCAGCAGTAGCGACAGAATCCAAGTGAAGCATATAAGTGTCCATAGTAGGACAAGAGATTGAGGTATGTACCTTATTAATTTCTGTTAGAGGAACACCATCAATGTTGTAACAGAATATTGGTTCTGCATTAGCATGAGCAGCAGCCGTAGTACCACCAGCACCTCTACCAGCAGCATTAGGAACTGTGATGGTCTTTCCATCACTAGAAATTCCACTATACTGAATAATTTCATCTTCAATTTTTAAGTAACCAGGATTACTTACAGAGATTGCAACACCGTTAACTATCTGATGGAATACACCAGCAGACTCAACACTAATTGAAAGTGCGTCAGCAGCAAGAGCAGATGTCAATACAGTTGGAGCAATCTCAGATGTAATACCTGAAATTTCAACGTTGTTTCCACGATCATGCATACCGTGGTTCTGATGATAGATCCAGCACTCACGTTCTGCATTATTATATGTTGGTTGTGCAACTGGGTATGCGTTAACACTATCACCAACGGCAGTAACACCACCACTAGCGTGTGAAGTAGCAAATGCACCAGCAGCAGTACTATTTTCTTGGTCAATTTGATCGTTAGCAGGATCAAATACACCACTTACATAACGAACTGTTAATTGTGAAGGAACACCTGATGAACCTTCAGTAAATCCTGTAATTTGTGCTCTAGTAGAACTAGAAGATCCAACAACCCATCCACCTTCAACATTATTACCTGCATCAGGAACAGTGAATGTACCTGTAACAGGGTGTGTTAGATATAAAGTAGCAGTAGCAGCAGAAGATACGATACCTTGTACTGTATTACCAGAGTTGTCTATAGATCCTGATAACCACGATCCTTTAATATCAGTAATAGTAATTGTGTCAGGGTCAGTTGTACTATTGAATGCTGTAACAGTTGCTTCAGCGTTAGTAGTTTCTTGATACAGACGAGCACCAACTGATATAGTATAGTTAGTACCAGTAGCAAGTGTTAGAACCTGTTGAGGTTTCAATGTCTGAACTGGGTTCTCAACTAGAGTATGTGAACCAGCATTTGCTAATCCAAGTTCTGCGTTTTCAAACTTAGCAAGACCACCAGCACTAGTATCAAACTTAGCACGGTAAATTGTAAACTTCAAATCTTCGTACTGGTCAGCAGTCCACGTAGATGCGTTCTGTGACTTGAATAGTACACCAGCGTAAGGCTGTTCTGATATAGTTCTATCTCCACCAATCTCTAGGTCTCCCATTCGGGATATCCAGATAGTATATTCGTTAGAGTCAGATAATAGAACGAAACAATATTCAGTTGACTGCTGAATATAAACAGGTGCTTGGAATACAAACGTTGTTGATACAGCAGCATTATCAGAAATTTCAACATCCTCTGGGTTTAAACTAACGTCAGAGAAAGGTAGAATAACTTTAGAAGGATAACCATTTTCCATAGCACGAATCTGCATGGAGATTGGAATGTTCTTATCCTTACTTCCAAAGAATACGTCAACCTTAGTTAAGAATACTCCACCCTCAGTGTCAACAATAAAGGATTGTGCAACAGGGTCATACCAACCAATCTGTCTAACCTCAGTTCTAGTAGATCTAACAGTACGACTATCTGTAACAGTATCCATAACGACTTGAGCGTTACGTATTGAGTGGATAGTCTCTTGAACGGTAGTTAAAGTACCTCTTGCTGTAAAGTTTGCTTCAGCAGATGAATCAACTGTACCTGGAACTAGAGAGTTCTTTTCACTAGATGTAAATCTAATTTGTCTAATACCAGTTGCCCAACGTGGGTTAACGTTCTTAACTGGAGGTGGTATAAAGAAACAACCTCTAGCATATCCACGCTTATCGGTAATAAGACGACGATCTTTAACAACAGCACGAGCACCAGATGTCTGTCCTATCAATACTTCTCCTACCTGAATATTACCTCTTGCTTTGTTATTGGTAATCTTTGCCATCTGTGCAGCATTGTGGTTTAACAATGGTGTCTGAGATGAATAGGATGATGGTAGTGCAGCATCATCAGTTGAATATGGGTTAGTGTCATATACACTATTAGGTTTCAAAACTTTCAAACGAACGTCTGAAGTCATACCTTTAACAATTTCACCAACAACAAATGGTGTTTCATTTGTTCTAGCATCTTCAGTTGAGTTCTTAACTAACTCAATCAGTTTAGGAGTAATATAGTTACTAATCTTTTTCTTATCAAAGAAAGCATAAAGTCTTGTCTTAGGCTTAGCACGAGTAATAGTATAACGAATATTTCTGGATCTCATCCAAGGAATATTGGTTTGTGATAGAATTGAATCACCCTGTGATTGCCTTGTAATCTTAGGTACAACACGAGTTCTGATACCTAAACGAGTTTGGTTGTTAGTAACAGTAAACTCACGACGTTGGTGTAGATAGAATAGACCTTGAGAACGACCAGCGTGACCCAATCTACCTAATCTACGACCACCACCTAGGTTAGTTCTAGAACGGAAGTTACGAGTAGATCTTACTCTTTCACCAGTCCAGTTAGTTGTCCAACCAGTCCACTGAGTAGGAGAAAATCCATTCTTATCAACGTTAAGATCTCTTGATACTTGTGAGAAGTCACCTTCAACGTTCTCAACACGAGCAGGTAGACGCTTGATGTCAACCCAGTCATCAGAGGATGGAAGAAGGTCAACACGTCCAATGAATGTGAATACGTTAAATGGGTTTACGTTCTCAAGTCTTGAAGCATATGGTTGCTCAATAATCTGTTCAGATTCATAAGGAAGAGTAGCAACTAATGCCTCATCAACATCATCTATATCCCAAGGAGTTAACATAATACCTGTTGAGGTAGTAGCATTAAACTCCAATGGGCAGTTATTGGTATAGTGAGAAGGTCTTAAATATCCATTCTGTATATCAATAGATGCTTTATAATCTTCGTTTAAAATGTCACCAATAGTATGGTCAGTAAAGTCATCTACAACATAACCATTCTTAAATCTGTTTAAACCATCTTCATCGTAAGTAGTAGCATTCTGAGTCTCAGTTTCTAAAAGAGATAGTGAAGTATAGTATTCAACGTTATCTAATCTAGTTTCAATGTTACCAATGTCACGCATTGTATAACGTCTGTTATTCTCAACCTCTACTAAAATATCTCTTTCTGGATCATAGCAATATGGTTTATGTTCAAGAACTGCCAAGAGCATTGCTGAGTCCATATGGTCAGGTTCTTGAGGTTCCTCAGCAGACTTACCTCTAACAATAGTAAATTCTCCATCATGTGTAAGGAATAATTTATCAATTCTTGGTAGATAATAATCAAAGTCACATCGGAATGATGTGCCAGTATCCATTATATCAAAGACAGTTGAAGTAGCATCAAAGACACGGGATTCAAAGTCAAAACAAGTACAAGTCACATAGTATGGGTTTCCAACTGTACCAGAACCATTAGCAAGTTCTTTAACACCTGGACGGAAATCAATTGTATCACGTAAGAACATAATACCGCCTTCTGGTTTCCAGTTAGGAATCTCAGAATAATCTATACCAACATATGACTGAGCATTAAAGTAGTCTCCTGAAGACTCATGCTTGAAGTAGTCAAATACAACTGCTAATTGATGTCTTGGTTGCGAATAAGATCTTCCACGAACAAGTCTTGATACATCATAGTAATAAGAATCTTGTCCTGGTTGTAGGTTGAACTGTACAGTGATATCTGTTGATCCATTCTCAATTGCACCATCAGCATCAGAAACAAATGCTTGAATTGTTTCAGAGTTACTATTAACACCTGTTACAAGTTCACCAGGTATGAATGTACCATCAAGAACTACATGGTATAATTTTAGTGTTGAAGAAACAAAGTCTACAACTGTTGCACGAGCACCAGAAGTTGTACCTTCAATAATAGTACCAGTTGCAAAGAATGCTGTTTCAACTAGAGTTACAAAAGGAACCTTAGCAGCTTCACCATCTAGTGATTCATATACTGCATGAATCTTATAAACGTCATTTAAACCAAATGTAATTTCCTCGTCTTCAATACGGGTTCCGTACTTGTTACTATAACCTAATCCAAATAATTGTTGATCCTGCTTAGTTCTAGTCTTATTGACTGCCATAACTTGCATCTTAGATGCAGTTTTAATTTTACGTTGGACTACAGACTTAGATAATGCAACTGTGGCTTTAATAGAAGTAATATTCTTAAGTCCAGTATTAGCACCACCTGGAGATGTTAACGTAGCAGTTTGTCTATCAGCACCAAATGTAATTGCAATAGTACCTGCATTAACAGCAGCTTCCATATCAATCTTAGTACCAGGACCAGCGTAGTCGTTGTTACTACCACCACCTGTGTCAATAGTTACTACAAAGTTATCATTGGAGAATGTTTCAAACTGTTCATTCTCACCAAGAGTAATTGTTGTACCACCATTATTAATACTGGTAGCATTGTAACTTCTATAAACTGTGAAGGACTCGTCAGAAATTGACTTAATGGAGTGCTTCGGCATGTCAATGGTAAGGTTACCATTCTGATAATTCTTGAGGAATACTCTAGGTCTCATACGACCTACTTGCTGATAATCTCCATCTACAACAGTACCTATCTTATCTGCACCATCACATAATACAGTCTGAGCACCTGGTGTACCAAATATAACATTGGTTCCACTATTCTTATTAGCAGCAGTAACGTTAATATCAGATTGATTAACTTTCTCTGCTCTAAATGTATTGTTACCTACTTCATCAGATAGACCTACAGTTAGAACTTCACCTGGTCTTATATCTGAAGCATAGTTAGATGCAAATCCAGTCAGTTTTGTAGTAGGTATACTACCTGTCAATACAACATTATGAGTTGAACCTTCAATCTGTTCAACAGTATTCAATAGAAGGTCAGCAGTAAATACTACTTGTGATGATAATGAAAGATCAGCACGTCCTACAACAGAACGAGTATCAGTAAATTCATATTCCCACAAAGCAGAAATAGATGTTAATGATACACCATCCAATTCAATAGCTTCTCCTTGTCTAAATCTACCTTTAACGTCTGTTAATTGAATAGTAGTTGTACTAATAGCACGAATAGATCCTATAGCACCTGAAGAAGCACCTCTAACGATCATTCCAGTCTCATTAAGAGTGGCAGATACATCAGCAGCAGTATTTAATACTGTATACATTTGCACGTCAAAGATGTGCAATTCATTACCTTCAGTAGCACCAGCAATACCACCATTAGTAAGGTTATTGCTTAACTGTGCACATCTTGCAAAACCAATTATATTACCTTGAGGTGTACCTTCACCAGCAACATCCCAGTCATCACGTAATTCAAGTACTTGATAGTTATAAGTTACGTTTGGTCCTGTAAGTAATGGCCAACCATATATGTTAGTAACTAGAACTGACTGTGCAAGTTCAAATGGAATAATTGTATTCTGAACTGCCTTAGTATCTCTTGCTTTTGGAATATCAACATAAGTTGGTGCAAGGGTATGAAGTCTATAACCTCTTACATACGCTTTACCTGGAGCAATCTCAGCAGCAATATATTCATCAGATGCTGCTAGTCCAGCATCAGAACTTTCATCCTGTTGATACACACCATTATTAAATCCATCATCCTTATGCTCACGCATAGTGATGTCAAAAGTATCAAGAGCATAGTCTCCAGACTCTTCGTAAGTACGAATAGCCATTGATCTTTCAAGTTCTGAGTATGCAGTCTTTTCTACAAACTCTTGTACCTTAGAGTTCTTAAGACGCAACAATTCTATAAAGTTTTTATCCGAGTCATCGTCTATTGCTTTCTTAACCAGAGTAGTTCTAATTCTAAATCTATGACCACCTGGAGCAGAGTAGTTTGACGTACCTGCTGCGTTATCATTTAGAGTTGGATCATCCTCAGAGGTAATAATTGATTCTGATACCTCAAGTCCTACTCTATATGATGGAGTGTTTGTATACTGGTCTAGAATAATATAACCAGTAGGAACATCAACAAAATATCCACGAATGAAATATACACCTTCGTTAATATATGCTGCTGAAGCAGTTGCAGTAGCACCATCTGGTAACATCTGAGCGAAAGGTGAACCCATTTCAATCAGTGTAGTACCAAAAGTGATGTCAGCATCTGCCATCAACTGTTCATTATTTTTAAATTGTTTAACATCTGTATCAGAAGTAGAGTCAGCAGAATCAATATACTTAACGTATAGTGTAATATACCCCTTGTCTGATATAGTTGATGATATAGAATATAATACTTTTGCCTTAATACCTGTTGTAACACCAGTAATTAACTTACCTGTCAACTGTTCCCTATACAACTCAACGTCAGCCCCTAAGAAGTTTTGTTGTAAAAGAATAGCAGAAACATTTAAGTCATAACCAATTTGACCAGGTATAACCATCGCACCTTCTTTAAAGAAGTGCGTTCCCATGTTCTCAATCTGATTCTGCATGATTGATTGCATGGTCGTGAGTTCACGAGCCTGGATTGGAAACCCTGGTCGGAACAACACCTTATAAAAATTTTTATCCTTGTCAAAGTCGTCGTAATACGGCGTGACATTCAGGTTAGTATTCTGTGGCATCTTAGGGACTTATATTAGAATTCAATAACAACTTTAATGTCTTCAATCTGGTCGTTAGCACGAGAAATCGTACGTCTATTATCTATGTAGATAAGATTACCAGAGTTAGACTCTATCTCAGGTTTTGCATAACCAGAGGTAAATCTCATACCTAGGTCATATTCGGTGTTGTTAATAACACGAGAAGAGGTGTTAGGAACAGCAGGGAAGTTCACATCTGGGTCGCCAGAAGCACCAGACGAGGAACCTTGAATGGCATTAGAACCATCAAACTCGTTCAAAGAACCAGTAACAGCAGGGAAAATACCATCAACTCTATTTTGATAATACTTAAGAACCTTAGTTGTTGAGTTCCAAGAAATAACCTTACCAGTTGCAGTAACAGACTGACCACCCACAATACGAGTTTGTGTAATTGTTTCGTCAGGAATGAAGTTACCTTGGAAGGTTGTTGGGAAGATAACTGCTCTTGCAGCAGATAATGTTAGATCAGAAAGAAGTTCAGTAGTACCATACTTCTTAGGATTAGTGCAAAGACCAATACGACGATAATCGTTATCAATCGGGAAGTCTCCAGCACCTTCATCATATGATAGTTTAGCGTTAACCATAACACGGTAAGCACCCACTTCCACTACTGGGTCTTTACCATGACCACCTGGAGGTGGAATGATAACGTCAATTTGACCACCAGTTCCAGTACCAATACCAGAAACTGAGTTAACGGTTACTTTACCAAAGGAATATCCAGTACCACCAGATGTCACAGTAGCAGAAATAACACGACCACCATCAACCACGATGGAAACACGTCCACCAGTTCCATCTCCAGCAATCGCTACGTTATCATATGTACCATTGTTATAACCTGAACCAGATGAAGTAATGACAACAGTGTCAATTTCACCAGCAACAGCGTTAGAACTTACTGAAGCATCTGAGAATACAGGCATGTAATCAGCAGAGAAGAACTTCAGAACCTGTGCGACAGGAATAGTATACATATACTTCCAACGATACCCGTCAGAAGTAGTGATGATGGATGTAGAAGTACCAGTAGGTTCAATGGTAGAAGGCTTACCATTAGGGTCAGCAGGAGAAGTACCGTTATAAATGCACTTATATACTTGGTAATTGGAGTTAACGACATAGAAGTCAGAGTCATACAACTTAGTAGCACCAGACGATGCTGTGTTAGTTGGTGAGTAGTCATGACGATACATGTCATAAGTATAACCCAAACCACCAGTAGTTTGTTCTGGGGGAATCCAGTCAATACGACGTACGACTTGAATCGTGTCAGCAGCAAGAACACGCTTCAATGACATCATATCATCGTAAGCATCAGAGAACTCATCAAATGAGTCTACCGCTTGCGGCGGTGAGTTTTCGTTGTCCCATTCTTGGGGACGACCAATAAAGATGTATAGACGATCTCTATCATCACCCGCAGTTGTGTCACTTGCCAGAGGATCTGGTCCTTCTAGTGACTTAATAAACTTCTGGGCTGTAAATATTCTAAATTGATCAGTAAGTAGTGCTGCCATGGCCTATGGGGTTTCCTCCGTTTTATTTATACTCAGTCGTTGCGGATACTTGTATCGTAGGTTATTCTCTTTATTCTCCAAGAAGCACCACCCGCACCAACGAGCTTCTCACCACCAAGGATAACCTCAGCGACTGCACCACTTCCTGTAGTATCAATTCCTGCATTTGTAAATGTCACAGTAGGGTGCAAAGTACCTGCTGTAACTACTTTCTTATATCCGTAACCACCATTGGTCACAGTTAAAGAACCAACCTGGTCACCGTCAGATGTCATATTAACAACTGCCTGTGCTTGTATCTCACCAGAATTTTCAATTACAACTGTTGGAGTTGCAGTATAATCAAGTCCTGGTTCCAGTACCCTAACCTCTGTCACAGTAGAATCATCAGAGAACTCATAGAAATAACCATTTGTTCCGAGGTTTAGATTGTTAGTAAAGTATGGAAGTGGGTTGATAAGAACTAGAGTTCTAGTTGCTTGCTCCCATGATTCCACCGTTGCTTGAATATTAGAACTTTGTCCTGTTACAGTCTCACCTACAACAAATGCTATACTATTAGTATCTGTTGTTGCTAATGTTACTCTTATTCTAGCAGTATGCTCAACACCATCTCTTAATGCTCCAGCAGATTCAACCGTGGAGTACTTAAATGGTATAGAAGCATCTTTTACTTGATCACCAATTGCGAAGATAGTAGTATTCTGACCACCAACGGTTTCTTCAATACCATATAATGAACTATGTATCCCACCATCTAAGTTAATTTGGTCGGCATAATCAGTTCCAGTATTGAATACATCAGGAATACCATCACCTGCACCTGAAGCTTCAGCATCATCTTCAAATGCTTTGTCGGTCAAAGTTAATTGATATACGACAATACTTTCTCCTACAGCATCTATAATGTTATGTGGTAACTGTGTATTGTTTGATGCGTTAGGAGTACCACCATCAAAAGCAACTGTTCTATCTGAAGTAGATGGAATACCAGCATCAATAAATGCCAACTCATCAACTTGGAATACAATTAACAGTTCTCTACTTACTGGGTTCCAGTCATAAACTTTAGCAATCTTATTACTTGCACTCTCAACCTTACGAACTAACCTATCTCCAACATTAAATTCGTATGTTGATACACCATCAACGTTCTGAATACCATCAACTATAACTCTCTGGTCATATCTAAAGTTAGTACCTCTAGTACATCCTAAGAATTTTTTAGTATTTTTACTAGTATATTCAATGATCTCCTTACCGATCATGAATTTTCCAGATCCAGGATAGGCATCTGTACTATCTACAACTACTTCTTCATCGTTAGTATCAAGAGATTTTTGAAGACCAGTAACAAAGAAACTAGCAGCATTATAAGACTGACGATTTCTAACCTTTCTTTTTACATTAACTAATTTAGTAAATATTATATTAGGTGATGATGTATATCCTCTACCTGGATCTATAACATCAATACCTACAACTTCACCTTGATCAATCCTTGCAGTTGCTCTAGCACCAACTCCACCACCACCTTGAATGTAAATATATGGTGGTTCTTGATAGAATCTACCTGGATTAGTAACAGCAATATTAGTAACTATACCACTATAATCAATGTTAGCAACACCCTCAGCATCTTGTCCACCACCACCTTGGAAGAATAAAGTTGGTGGAGTTATATAACCAGAACCAGGATTATCTAATGATAAACCACTTATAGACTGTGTTATGGGAATAGCAGCAGCACCCGTACCTTCACCACCAAGAATATCTGCTCTTGCTTCACCAAAATATCCATCACCACCAGCAATCATCTTAACATATTCAACCTGACCAGCATTAGTTTCACTAAGAACAACTTCTGCTCTAGCACCGCTAGGTACTTCAGATGCTTGTACAGGAGGATTTGCACCTTTTCTAACTACATCACCATAATAAGTATTACCAATAGCATAAGGGTACTCTGGAGTCCCATCAGCTGCCGTTGTCATAAAGTATGCATAAGTTCCATTTGGATACTCAGGAGTTACACAATACCTACCATTATGCTCATCAAGATCACCTTCAGTAACATCCCAAATATAATCTGAAATGAATGTACCAGCAGGATAATTTAGAATATTAGTCTTATTACCCATGTTAGGATGCATATAACAGAAGTAATGCAAATTAGCAGGTGCAAACCAAGGAACTGTAATTACAAGTTTTCTATTAGTAGCAGAGGTGTAATTAGAAACATACTGAGAATAGGTTACTTCTGCATTATTAATATAATACTTAACACCACGTTCATAAAGAACATCTTGATCATATAAGGTTTGACTATCTGCATGCCAACCTTGCTTATCTGTTTCTCCAGCAAAATCTGTTAATAGTAATACATGACCATCATTACTTGCATCATCTAAATTAAATGTAACTGTATCACCACGATTAATAAGTTCAATAGGTGCTACAACTCCATCTAATAAGAACTTACTATTAGCAGTAGTAACAACATAAGTTGTATTAGTAGGTGTATTGATTCCTACTCTATTACCATCAATTTCAACACCAGTTTTAAACCTATAACCAGTATCAATTCTCTTAATTGCAGACTGATCATCTAATGGTGTTGTATAACCAAATGGTCCATATATCGGATACCCATCATATGATATACCTAAAACCTTACTATGTCCGTTAGTATGACGTGACTTATCTCCACCAAAATTAGTTTCATTATAATAAGTCTTAATTGTAAATAAACTATTGGCAGCAGCAAATGAATCAACTACCTTAGCATCTTGGAACAAATATAAATGATCATTATTTGGATACCCATGATAAGCATCATGATCTCTATAATTTATCTTAATCTGATCAAAATTAAATCCAACAGGAGGAGTACCATCTGATCCTGCATCTGGAGATATTAATGGTGATCCATTAGCAAGTAATCCAACCTGTTCAGGAAGACGATTAGGATTATTCTGTTCAGGAACATCTTTACCACCACGATAAACTATCGTATGAGAATATGTCTGACCAAAAATATTATTGTTATTAAATGTACTAGGAAATACTCCTGTCCTAGCAGGATCTGGAAGATTGTTAGATACTAGTGTTAACCTATCTCCAGCAAATGCTCCTGTAGTAATAGATGCAGTTGTACTACTTAAAATACTTCTGATATCAAAAGAATCGTTGGTTAAGTTATCATCCTGTTTTGCTGTTATAACAACACGCAAAGGATCATACCCTTTACCACCATTTAATACTCTTACATGAACAACCTTACCAGCTTCTATTATTGGATATAATATTGCTTCAATCTCTGGTGTACCACAATTAGTGATATCTAACTTAGGTGGATCTGTAGCAACATAGTCTTTACCACCGTCTTTAACGACAACAGCATCTACACCAAAGTCTTTATTAAAGATTGGTGTAATAACTGCTCCAGATCCAGGTATTGTTCTCGTCATTTATTAAGTTACGATTACGATTTGGTTGCCCATAGTGGGATGCATGGTACACTGATAATATAATGTTGCTGGTGCATCCATAGGTACTGTGAATGTAGTTGTACCAGAACCATCATTAGTCACTCCAGCAGTATAAGCATTACCACCATTTGATTGTCTTATCTCAAATGGATGAACAACATACTGTGAATCATTCTTAAATCTATAGACTTGTCCTCTTTGTAGATAGAGGATAGGATCATTAGTAGCACTTACAAATCCTGAACCAGTAAATGTATAGTGACTATTAGTTCCATCTTCACCTAGAGTCCATGTTAATGTTGGACCTGAAACTGGAATCCAGTCAAATCCATCATACATCAGCATGTCTCCTTCAGCTACACCTGTTCCTTCATAGGAGAATCCACCAGAACCAGTATAGTTAATGGTTAAGGTGTCACCAGTAATACTGGTTGTTATAGATGTACCACCAGTAACAGTTAATGTATCAGTTGCTCCAAGAGCAGTTGTTGTACCAGTGTCAGCATTGATTGTAGCAAATATATTTCCACCGCCAGCCCCGCCACCAGTTCCAGGTCTAAACTCACCATTAGCAGAATTCCAGGTAGGAACTTCCCCGTCTGCATAAGTTGTACTTTGAACATTACCAATACTTTGTAATGTAGAAGTAGAAGTGTCTAAGATCTCACGCCATCCAGCAGCTGCTGAATAGTATGCTTTACCTACATCATTAACATAGGCAAACATTCCTGTATACGTTCCATGTGCAGGAAGATTAGCAGATGCAACATAAGGAGCATTCCACTTTAGAAATCCATCAGCACCATCAATAATAGTATCGGTAGCATTAGTACCATTTCTTAAAGCAATATCACCACTTCCATCCGATTGAATTACAATATTACCATTACCTGAAGATACAATGTTATATCCATTAACGTTTAAATTCTGTTCTAACGTTGCTTTATTAGTACCTTGACCTGGAGCAAAAGCAGTACCATTCCAAGTCAAAGAATCTCCTAAGTTAGGAGATGCAGTACTTACTAGAAGGTTTCCTGCTCCAGCCGATCCACCTAATGAATCATAGAGTTCTGTGAAATTTTCATTGACTTTAGTACCACCAGCACGTAGTGAATCACCAGTGCCATCATTAGCTGTAGTACCAAGTGCTAGTAGTTGTTTTGCCATTAGACTAAGTTTTTAAGTATTTATGAAGGTCTCTGTTCTTTAGTACTAGGACCGAAGATGTATGGGTAAACTGGCTTGTTATCCTCATCTAATGTGAGGTAATAAGCAAATGTACCACTAGGAAATTCAGGAGTAACTGCGTATCTACCATTATAAACATCAAGGTCTCCTAAACCATTTACGTATTCATAATCTTGGATAAAAGTTCCAGCATTATATTGGCTGTAACTATATGTCCTATTCGCAGGTGGAGTAGTTAATACTCTATATGAACTAGTGAGTCTTTTAGTTCCTTGTGAATTATCAGTTGAAACTTTATACCCAAATGGTCCATATATCGGATACCCATCAAAACATACACCAACGATCTTTGAATGACCATCAGGATGTCTAAAGAAGTTACCTTCATAGTTGGAATTTGAGAAGTATCCATTGGATTGAATTACTCCGTTTGCCCAACAGTTAGTAAGAAAACTTCCTGAATGATAATGATATGATCCATTCTGCTCTGGGTGACCCCCACAAGGGTCTACACCGTACGCTTCTTCATTATATACTGCATTCCATTGAAAGTTCGCTGGTAGAGCATTAGTATCACCAGGTAGAGGACCACCAGCCGCAGAAGGGTTGGTCATCAATACACCATTAAGTGCAATACCTATACCACCAAGACCAGTTGCTTGAGGGTTAGAAGTATTAGTTCCACCTCTATATGTAATATCAAAACTATAAGTTTGTGCAGAGATATTGTTAGGATTATTAGGAAAATTCCCAGAACCTAAAGGATATCCAGCCAAAGCAGGATCGGGAAGACCATTACTTGTTACAGTAAGAGTATTCCCATCAATAGTAGCAGTAGTATTAGAAGCTGGCATGTCTACAGAACTTTTTAATATTTATGGGGCGGGTGTACTTGACCATATGCTTGTTACAGCGAAGGTTCCAACTGTAGTACCTGTACCCGCTGGAGATGATCCTTGTCCAGGAATGTCTCCACTGTCCACGTTGGCAAGATTTTCGGGTGTTACATTAATAACATCAGTATCAACAACCTCTTCTTTATAAAGAGCTTCTTCACCGTATGCACTGAGATCTGGAGCAGTCCATTCATCAGCAACCACGTTAGTGATAGTAACACCAGGATAATTATAATTTGAACCAGGGGCGGTTGTATCTACACGAGAAACACCAACCAGTGCTTTAACTGCACCATCAAAACCAGATGCACTGTCAACACGGATAACTGGACGTGCGCTGAATCCAGATCCAGGATTGGTTACCTGAACAGAATCAATTCTATTCTTAACGATAGCAGCATTACCTTGAGCATCACGACCAAATACAGATCCGATATACTCAAATGTTACTAGTGTATTAGAAGATTCAATGACAGCAACTTCTCTATCTTCAGTCTCACCTTGAATGTCTAAGAGGTCACCTGCCTCAATTGGAGGAACAATCTCAGACTGCGTAACGTCAGCATCAGAACCAATGTATGCGAAACCAACGAATGTTGATCCTACACGAGGAGTTTCTTTGAAAACGACACGAGAACCAACAAGTTCAAAACCGATTCCAGGTTGCTGAATAACACCGTTAAGCGAGATAATGATGTTGTTGTCTGCGATAATAGACTCAGTTGCCTGTACACCTTCAGTAAGTGCGATAGAGTAGAATGTACCGTCACGCTTAAGGTTGAAGGATGATCTCAATGAGTCAAACTCAAATGATATGTCATCCAACTGACGCATCTTACCTACGTAGAAACCAGTGAAGGAAGAACCAATGGTAGGTGCTTCGTTGAACTGTATGATGTCAGAGAATGCTGTGTATGAACCAGCCGCGCCTGGAGGTTGTAGAATACCATTCACAAAGACCATCATGTGACCTTCAGGATCTGGGAAGTATGGAGTACCGTTTTGCTCAGTTAGTTTGAACTGTGTTTGTGTACCATCAAATCCAACGAACCAACGCTTAGTACGTCCTACGACATCTATCTTCTCACTAGATGCTGCTTTATATCCATCATCAGAAATGATAGTATCATTTCCAGTAAATGTTCCAACAACATCACTTAGATACACACGATTTGTTAATCCAATTTCATCAATTCTACTGACTGTACCGTAAGCAGTTGTAGTTGCGTTAACTGTAGTAGATACCTGACCATAAATTATTGGACTTGAAGTTTCACCTAATTGGTATTGACCAATATATTGACCATTAGCGAATGCTGAAGATCCTATTGGTGACACGTACAAGTAATTATTTGCATCATCCCATCCAGTAACAATACCATATGCACCACCGTCAATTATTGACTGATTATTGTTTGCTTGATAAACATACTGACCAACAGAGAAGTCAAGAGTTGCGTTAGCACCTGTGAGAGTAACACCTAAGCGTGTGTAACCCGTAGCAACAACCTTATCACCCGTAGCAATATTTGCTGCTATTGAAGGATGCTTAGTAACATCTAAGTAAATTCTAGTAGCATCTGGGTAAACAACTGAATTCTCTTCAAATGCACCTACGACACTCTCAGTATCAATTGTAAGTTTACCACCAGTATTATCAAGAACCGCACCTTCATTCTTATTGAATGCTACGATATCTGCCTTAGCACCACTACTATAACCCTTGAATGAGTATCCTGCCTTCATCTCATTAACGAGATTAATAACTTGGAATCTATCAACGATAGTTTGAATACCCGCGTTAGTTAAAGTACCAACTTCAAATGTGATATTTGGAGCACCACCATTACCTAATAGTGCATCAGGAAGTGTTAATACATCACTAACACCATATCCAGTACCACCATTAGCAATTGTAATATTAGCAGCACCTTGATCATCAACAGTTATGTTAAATGTTGCGTTAGAACCATTACCACCTGTAGCAGCGATACCATCGTAAGAACCTTGAGTTCTATTTACGTTAGCACCTGCATTTGTTAAGTTCGTAATAGATCCAACAAGGTTAGTACCACCTGCGAGAGCAGCACCAGAAGTTTGACCTGTAATTCCTAGGTATTGTGTGAATGTACCTGCACTGATTACAACGTCCATATAACGGAAGTTATCATCAGAAGAAGTAGCATAAACAACACCTGTTATAGCAGCGTTACCAGTGATTTGTATGATTTCACCTAAAGCGAAGTCTGCATTACCACCACCTAGAGTAACTTGATCTGCTTTGAAACTAAATCTCTTAAAGATCTTAGCAATTCTTGCTTCGTTACTTGTAACTTTCTCAATTTCAGCATAACTATCAGATCCAACAGCATAGAAGTGATCAGAACCAACTATTTTTTGTCCAAGTCCTACAGGAACGTTTCTAGTACCACCAGCCACGTACGTAGTTGTTGGAAGTGTTACACCAACATAACCAGTTTGTTGCTCATAGAAACTATCATCTACAAGTTGTGACTTATAAAGTCTGATAGTATTCTTGATACGGAACATTACTTCAGGTGTATCATAGTATATGTTCAATTCTGGTTTGTAAGCAGGTATTGTTCCAGAATCAGGAGCAGGATTAATCAAATTATTATTGAGTTGCTCCTCAACAAAGTCCTCAAATTTATCAAGAATATAGTTCTTAATATTAAATTCATCAGAGATATAGAACTTCTCACCAGCCTCAGACTGATAGATGTCTAGGAATCCCTTATTAAGTTTAGCACCCCAGATAAATGAACCCTTAGTACCATCACCCTCAGAACCACCACCAGCTAAAGTACCAGTATTATTGAGCATGTATTCCTTCATAGTGATAGTAGAAATACCGAATGGAACACGAATTGTTATGAATGGTCGGAACCAACCAAATCCATAAGGTTTAACACCCCAGTATGTTCCCTTCATACCATTTGAATCTGAACCATCACCAACAATTACGTTACCGTTAATGAATAGTGAAGGACCAATAGCACCTGTTACTGCATCCCATGTAAATTCTGCCTTATCGGTAGCACTCCATGAAATACTATGACGGAACTTATAATACTCATCTTGCTTAACAAAGCAACTGAATGTATATTCCTGATAGGATAGTGAAGAACCTTCGTCAAACTTGTTGATAGCATCATCAAATTTGATTGTGTCCTTATCAAAGGTATCATATGTTGGTAGTGTAAATTCTCTTTCAATTACCTTAGCACTAGTATTAGCACCAGGAATATACTTGTCAGCAGTCATAGTGCCGTCTGGTGCAACACCTATATCATTAGAAATAGTACCACCAGTTACAGTCCAACCACCAGCATCAAAAGTCTCTCTTTGACCACTTGGCCAGATATTATCTGATTGAGTCTCACCTGAGACTGGTGATTGTATTAGACGTATATTTTTTAATGCTGCGGTATTGTTGAGGGTAGCAGTAGTTACTGGACCTTCAATACATTCTTCATCAGCACTCGTAAATGTATGAGTGAAATCACCACCAGTTTGTATCGCATTAATAGCAGCACTTTGTCCAGCAACAAATGTATGTGGGTACTGATCAGCAGTAGCAGCAATACCAACATTAACAATAATAGTACCATCTTGCTTCTTAATACCGTTAGGTGTACATGTTACGTACGTGTGTAAAGAAGTATCAGGTGAAGCACCAATATTAACAGAAAGCTGATCAGCACTAATGATTGTAGGTTCTAACCACTTTTGACTCCAAGGATCAGTTGATCTTGGATAAGCATGAACACTAATCTCATTATCTAACTGACACTTGAATGTGATTGCTCCATCCTCAAATTTAATCAAATCACCAGCAGAAAGACCGTGGTTGTTGATGTCAAGTGTTAATATACCATTATTAGGATTATATGAAGCAGTATCAGGATCATCTACATTATCTGTACCTACTGATTTAATGTTAATTGACTTATTATAGAATGGGTCAGTTGTACGTGGGTATGTTTGGTTACCACCACCTTGAGTACAAGTGAATGTCAAACTATTAGGTGCAAGTCTAATACTAGTACCAGCAAGCAATCTATGACCAGTCATCACTGCACCAGGTAGACTGGAAGCATATGTATGAGATAATGGTACGCTAATAGCACCCTGACCACCGTTAACGTTAACTGTAATAGTTGTAGAACTAGTTCCTGTAATAGCGAGTCTGTTCTTGGCAGCATAATCTATACCACCTACAGCACGAGAACCAGTTAATCTAGGATACGCAGATTGAGTTTGATTACTTTGTCCAACATCAACAGTAACAGTTGTTCCAGTTACAGCATCAATTGATAATATTTGTCCAGATGCAGGGTCGGAAGAACGAGGATAAGGGTGCTGTGTAGCATGACTATCAGCATCGCAAGTAAAGATGACTGCCTGATCATCAATCTCAAGAGTATCAGAAGTAGTATAACTATGAGATCCAATCTCCAATACTAGAAGTCCAGTAGCAGGAGTATATGTTGTACCAGCAGCAGCAGTCTTTTGACTTAAAGTTCCACCAACATCAAAGGTTAATCCATTAGTTACACCAGTAACAAATGTATGAGTACCTGTTGCAGCAGCACAAGTAAAGGTGAGAGATTCTGGTTTAAGACCAATGGTATCATCAGTAGTCAATCCATGATTAAGACCAACAGTCAACTCCATATCACCACTTGTGGCATTGTATGTTGCGTTAGTTACATCAAGTGCCCCAACTGTCAACTCCATATCACCAGTAGTATGGTTATAATCAGCAGCAGTAGGAGTATAAGTTCCAGCAGTTGTCTTACCAACATCAACCGTAATAGTATTTGTGGTTACAGATTCAACAGCAATATCTTTCTTATAGAATGGATCAGTTGGTCTTGGATATGAATGGTAACTACTATCATCATCCATTGCACAAGTAAATGTCAATGAATTTGGTTTGATTTGAATTACATCATTCTGTTTCTGGAGACAATCACTAAGTGCTGTCTGGAAAGTATGAGCAGTAGTGTTAGAAGATATTCCTACATTAACCACAAAAGTATTTGTAGTTACTCCTGTAATAGTCAACCATCTACCACTAGCAGGGTCAGATGATCTTGGATAAGTCTTAGTTACACTATTGTCTTGAGCACACTTGAATGTTAATGAATTATCATCAAGTTTAATCTTATCACCATTACTAAATCCATGACCACTTAAAGTGATAGTCATTGCACCTGTAGCAGGTGTAAAGGCAGCACCAGTTGGTGTATGCTTAGTATATGGTGTCATTCCATGACCAGCAATGGTCAGTACCAATTTACCTGTTGAAGGAGTATATGATACATTAGTTGGACTATAAAGTGTACCAATTAAATCAGGTGTAGAAAGTAAATCATAGATTGCATCATCTTTAACCTGAGTTAAGAATGCAGTTTCTTCTTCCTCTTCCCAAACTCCACCCCAGTCAGCGATGGTAGAAGACCTAATCTCTTCTTCAAAGTATTCATCACCAACAAGTATTTGTAGTGCTGATTCACGACCTTGCTTACCAGAAGGTACAAGAATCTCAATTATAGTTTCAATTAAAGTATCAATAGCAGATTGAACATTAGCACAATCTTGAGCAGTATAATTACCATTATAACCATCATCCTGAGAATCAGTTATAGTTAAATCTGTAACAGCTGGCATTGTGTTTTGATCAGTAAATCTACCAACATAATGTTGTGCAGATAATTGACCAGCACCAGTACTCTGAAGTAAGTTATTAACTGCTTTCTTACAAAGGAATCCTACTCTTTCAATTGCCTCAGCAGTTTGAGCAAGTTGATCTTCAACCTGTACAATATTTTGAGATGTATCAAGGAACTTCTTAGCAGCTTCTACAGAACTGTAGTTACCACCAACAAGAAGGTCAGAAGCAATAGAGTCAACAATAAGAGTCATATCTCTGACACACTTATTCTTACCGTCAGTATCGCCACCTGGATAATTAAATACTCTGACATCATTACTACCAGCATCCTGATAAGTAAATTTCTCTTGCATTAAACCAACTGCTTCATTACCAATGTAATCCTTGTTAAAGATCATCAAATCAGCAGCATCAGCATATCTATCACCAGTTGGTGAAAGAGTACTATTCATTAAAGTAATAAGAGTATCAATAGAGGTTTTAACATTAGCACATCCACCACCATCAACAGTAATTCCAGCAGGAGGAATAATAACATTAGTAGAGTAATTAGCAACTAGAGTTCCGTCAATTGCTGCCTTAGCATAGAATGCTAAACGCTCATGAGCATATAGTGATTGTAGAAGTTGTAGTCTAATGTGAAGTATCTCACCATTAGAACCAAGATAGAATCTAAAGGCAGTAACAGTATTTGCATTACCACCATACTCTAAATCTTCTGCAATAGCATCAAGAATTAAACCAAGGTCAGTCTTACAACGTATTGTACCAAGACCAGAAGCACCACCTTCGTTTCTAGGCATATCCTGTACAAGATCAGGATAGCGATTAAGCATATCACCAGCAGTCTCGTCAACAATAACAGTTGCATTAGCACGAATTAGATTCGCGGCATCCTTATATCTGTTAAGTGCATCTGGATTTAATTGATTACTTACAAATAAGTCATCATCTGGGAATTCCTTATCACAAGTAAATTCACTAGTAACATAAGCATCAACTACACCACCACCAGTTTCACTAGTAGGAGCAGTTCTAGTTACAGTACCAAGATGATCACTTGGTGTTAATGAATCTGCATTAAAGATAGTATCAGAAATAATACCAGTGTATGTTGTGATAGCAGTTGCTACATCCTGACAATAAGGATTAGCGGTATCTGTAGTGATTGTATTATCAATTACCTGCTCATAACCATGATCACCTGTGATTGATATAGCGTCTCTACGCATCACATTGATCATGAAATCACGAACCTTACCAATTGCCCATACAGTCTCACCCTCTTCACCTGAAATATGATTAATAAGTATATTATTAGTATCTGCACGATTAACATAATATGCAGCAGTATCCCAAGACTTACTGTTACCTTCGTTACGAAGATCATAGCATATTGCCTTAACCCACTCCTTAGCATCTCTAACACACTTAGAGAATGATGGATGAGTTCTTTGAATAAAGTTAACTGAACTTGGATATTCAATTGTTCTTAAAGCACCAGGATCAGATAAAGTATCTGTCACGATCTTCATCAAAGCATCAAGACGTGCATTTGCTTCAGGATATCCACCATAAACGAATGGAATATTTGAATTAGTTTGCTGAATTTCACCGTGAGAAGTAATTGCATTATCTTCAGAACTTACAAATGTATGTGCATAACCACCACCAGTCTTAACAGCACCAGCAGCAGCACTCTGGAATACATGAGTATAGTTACCACCAGCAATTACAGCACCAGCAGATGCACCGATGAATGTATGTGCTGTAGGTGAACCTACAGAAGTAATTGGTTTTACATCAACTGTAATAGTTCCAGTCTGTGTCTCAAGACCATTAGATGAAGCACTTATAAATGTATGTTCAAAATCTCCAATACTAGTTTGACCAACTTGAACATCAAATGTATTATCAGTTATATTACTGATTGCTGTCCACTTATTACTAATAGGATCATTTCCTCTAGGATAAGTATGAAGTGTCTGATGTAAATCTTGATTACATGTAAATGTTAATGAGTTATCTAATATTCTAATCTTATCTTGATCAGTAAATCCATGATTAGCAATAGTTAGTCTTAAAATACCAGTAGAAGCAGTATATGTTGCACCTGTTACTGTGTGCTGGTTCTTACCAATAGCAGTAATAGGAAGTGCTCTCTGCCAAGCATAGTCAGCACCAGATGGTGTACCACCACTGTAACTAGAACCTGTGCCACGAGGATATGCAACCTGTACAGGTGAACCACCGTAAGTACACTGGAATGTTAATGAACTATCTGCTAGTTTAATACTCTGTGCTTCAATTAAGTCATGAGTTCCGATATTAAGTACCAAATCACCAGAGGTGAAGTTATAAGTTGCACCAGCAACATCATATAGAACTTGAGGTGATGCACCAACATTAACTGTAATTTCACCAGTCTGCTTCTTAAGAGCATTACCTACACAACTGTTAAAGGTATGAACAGAAGTATCTGGTGACTTACCAATTTGTATGTCAAATGTATGTGTTGTTAGGTTCTCAATTGGGATCCACTGAGATGCAGAAGGATCTTTTGGTCTTGGATATGAATGATATGAAGTATCACCATCTAACTTACAAGTAAACTTCAGAGCTTCGTTATCAAGTTTAACCTGATCACCAGCAACCTTAATACCATTAGAAGCAGAAGATTGCCATACATGAGTATAGTTTCCACCAGTTCTAACAACAGAAGTTAGAATACTATTGTTTACAGCATTAACGAATGTATGTGTATAGTTACCACCACTTGTTATAGCATTAGATGAAGTACCACCAACCCATGTATGTGTTGATACGTTAGAAGAAATACCAACGTTAACAGTAATAGTTGTACGAGTTACACCATCAACATAGATTGTTCTATCATAGTATGGGTCTCTCTGAATTGAAATACCATTTGCAGTAGCAGACTCAAATATATGAGTATCTGGGTTTGTAGAAGGTGCAAGATCTAAAACTTGAACTTTAAACGTAGTTGAAGTTACATCAAAAATTGGTAACCATCTACCACTAGCATAATCACTTCCACGAGGATATGAGTGGTTAGTAGCATTACCATCCTTAGCACACTTGAATGTTAATGAATTATCTGCGATCTTAATCTTCTCACCATACTTGTAACCATGAAGAGGTACAGTCAATGTCAAATGTCCTGTAGCAGGATCATATGATGCAGTATTAACTGTAGAAGTATCAATTGTATTTCTTGGATAAGTATGAGTTGTTACACCATCTGGTTCAGCGAGAGTAGCATCTTGCTGACACTTGAAGGATAACTTATCCTGTCCAATCTTAATACCTTGTCCTTTCTTAATTCCGTGGTTATGACCAACAGTAAGAACCATCTCACCTGTATTTGGTGAATAAACTGCATTAGTTACATCATGGTTAACT